GTTCTGGAGATGAATTGTATCTTGGTGGTAATAATACTTGGCAGATGAGGTTTAGTGGTGCTAATGTTCTAATGGATAATGGTGGATATCTGCAAAATAATGAATCACTACGTGCTCCTATATTCTACGACTCTAATGATACAGCATACTACGGTGATTTTGCTGGCACATCCAATATTAACGCTATGGCGATGGCAGGAACTCTGTCAATGAATGGTGGTTCTTATTATGGTACAATAACTCTTGGTACAAGTTCATATTGGAGAACTGGTATATCTCAAAGAGATGCTGGTAATGCTGAGTTAAGAATATGGGCTAAAGGTGGTGGAGCTGGTTCTATATACTTTGCTACAGGTTTTGATGGAGAAAGTAGTTCTGCTACACTACCGTCTGATGGCATGGCTCTTAAGAATAATAACTTAGGACTTGGTAACTGGGGAGTTAGTGAATTTCCTTCATATAAGCTTCATGTAAAAGGTACAGGTTATGCTACTAGTGATTTTAGAGCGCCAATCTTCTATGACTCTAATGATACTAACTATTATTTAGACCCGAACAGCACAAGCACACTAAACGACGTTAGGGCTTATAGGTTCAAAAACGTAAACTCCATAACCACAAACGATAATTTTGGGTTATACTTCGGTGCTGGGGACGGAACAGCTTATGCTATATATCGTGAATCAGGTGGTTGGAGTCATCCTTACCCAGACCTTCATATAGCATTCCATACTGGTATTAAACTTGGAGCTAATGCTAGCTATAATGGTATAAGATTCTACAATGATTATGATATGAGTAGTCAAGTTATGTCTGTTAACAATAGCTCAGATGGACTTGGCGCTAATAATGTATATGTCAACAACTCTCTTCAAGCAGGTAGTTCACTTCGTGCTCCAATATTCTATGACTCTAATAATACAGCATATTCTTGGGACCCCAATACATCTAGTGCACATAGATTTAATACACCAAGTGGATATTTAGACATGGGTCCAATGAATGGAGACTATTGTCATTTTGTAACCGATAGAAATCAATTCTATTTCAATAAGACTGTATACATAGATGGTCCAGCATATAGATATGGAGGTGCAAGATTTGTAGAGGAAACAGGTACTTGGGCAATTAATATTACAGGTAATGCAGCTACTGCTTCATCAGTAGCATGGGGTAATGTATCTAGTAAACCCGGAGCCTGGTTAAACACAACTAACCTGATTGCTGAGGTTGCACCAAGTGATACAGCTCAGGTCAGTGGATTTTATCAATCATATCAGGGAAGTGGGAATCCAACAGGAACATGGTTTAACTATATAAATGTAAGACATAGTAACCCTGCAAACGGACACGGATATCAGATTGGTATGTCTTATTATGATACTAATCTTTGGTTTAGAAGTTACCAAGGTAGTACTTCTCCTACTTTTAGTTCTTGGTCATTAGCATTAAGTAACAACAACTATAACTCATATTCACCAACTCTGACAGGTGGTGGTGCAAGTGGTACGTGGGGAATATCTATAAGTGGTAATGCTGCCTCAGCATCTACCGCATCTCAAGTAACTATTAACTATAATGATAACTCCAATGCAAACTATCAAATGTTATGGGGTTCGGGTAATTCAGTTTATGGAACCGCGGGGGTATATGTAAATCCATCATTAGATTACGTATATGCAACTGCGTTTGTCTCAACTAAATTTGGTATACAAGATGGTACACCGATGGATTGTTTTATGGAGGTTGGTGACGATAACCCAACTGAAGATGGTATCGGGTATGGTGGTGTGTTCCGTTTCTATGGTGACCAATCGATTTCCGCATCTCACCTATACTTTGGCGGGGCATATGTTTATAACAACTTTGTAGTTGCTGGTAGAATCACCGAGAACTCATCTATTCGATACAAGAAAGATATTACTCAAATTGAAAATGGTTTGGAAAAAGTTCTCCAATTAAGTGGTGTGACTTATACCAAAATAAATGATGAAATAAGAGAAGTGGGTGTGATAGCTGAGGAAGTTGCCAAAATTCTTCCAGAAGCTGTTGGATTCGATACAGAGGGTCGTCCGGATTCCGTATCTTATGGAAGATTGACGGCTTTATTAATTGAAGCTATAAAAGACCTTAAAAAAGAAATCGACGAACTCAAAGGGAAAAAATAATGAAAGTTAATGGTAACATCAATTTTACAGGAAATCTTACGGTTCAGGGTCGCGATATCAAAACCCTGCGTGATGACCATTATGAGCTTGCATTAATTTTAATCAGAGGTCTTTTGGGTGGTGGTTATTTGGGTGGCGCTGGCTATATCGACATAACCACAATTAAATTTGCCACCGACGCGTGGGGAACAAGTGCAACAACATTAGGTTACCCAAATAAGTATGGTGGTTGGGCGTCTGCACATACACATGGTTATTTTTTTTTAAATAACCAAAATGGTTATTGTGGAAACCAAAAAATAAATTTTGCAACTGAGGTTATTACCACAATAGGTAATAGAAATTATTGTGGAGGTTCACCATCAACTATACAGCAAGGTGTTGGTTATGATTCTGCGGCGGTTCCATTTGGAACTAAAGCATATACTTGTGGAAACGATTCAACAGGATACGATATTTTAACTTTTGCTACGGACACGTTCACAAATACAACAGATTCAAATATTGGACAAACGTCACACTCTGTTGGTTGGTTTGATAGAGAATATGGATATCATTATCAGTCACCATCAAACCAAACAAGAATATTTCCCTTTGCTTCTGAAACGTGGAGAATCCAATCCACAACAAATTCTCCCGGCTCATTAGGTTTACCTGGTAGCCAATTGGAAAAAGGTGTTAATAGTAAAAAAGGTAAGTTCTATTTAACAAGTGTTAGTGGCCACATTAACAACACATTAAGACAATATAAAAATACAATTTCCACTTGGGCAATTAACCACGGAAGTCAACACATACCAAACTGTGAGAACGGGGGAGTTATGGGTCAAAACCATGGTTATCTTGCAGGTGGATATCAATCAAATTTAGGTCAAAACGCATTTAGCGATAAGGTATATTATAATACCGATAGTACTGTGGCTATAGCAGACGCTCCAAGGTCACTTTCATCGGCATCACCTTTATGGAGCCCAATTTAATATGAAAGTATACGGTCAACTAATATATACTGGCACAATATTGTATCAGGGCACCCCTTTGAACCTCGAATACATTCCCGACACATATAAACATGGTTTATCATTAACCAGAGGTTATATTGGTGGTGGGTATATTAACAACGCAGGATGGACTGTAGTAACAACAATTCAAAATGCTACAGATTCTTGGGGAACTTCAGCAAATGCTAACTTAGTTACTCCACATAGATATGGTTCTCATTTTTCCTCACATATTAATGGATATATTTTATGGGGTGATTGGAACAACCATGGTTTAATAAATAAAAAAATGGCGTTCTCAACTGAGAATGTTACGGCAATTAGTAATAGGTCATATGGTACCATACCAGTTACAATACAACATGGAATTGGTTATACCGCTGAAACTGGTAAAGGGGCAGTAATGTTTGGTAGTAAAGGATATACTTTAGCAAATGGTTCATATAACTACGAAAAATTTGCATTTAATACTGACACATTTGTAACCGCGTCCGATGATTTAATTTATAGTGGAGACCAATCATATTGTGAAGCTTGGTTTGACAAAGACTATGGGTGGTCTTTAGCAAATGATGGTGTCACAAGAAGGTATGAATATTCATCTGAAACTTGGTCAACTCGTTCACCAAACCCAAACTATACCCAATCATTATCATATTGGGGAAAGGCATTACCAACAAAAGATGGTAAATCCTATGTACACGCAGGTGGTGTTGTTACACCTTTTATGAAGTTCATGCACACCACGGAATCATATGTGACAAACCCGTATAACCAAACATTAAATAATGACGAACAATCGGCGGTAATGGGTCAAAATCATGGATACCTTGCGGGTGGATATAATGGTGCTCAAAACGCCCATACAGATAGAATAGAATATAATACAGATACAGTAATAAAAATATTTGATGCACCAAGAGCATTATCTTCCGGGTGCCCTATGTATAGTGGTTACATGGAATTTCAAAATATAACATGATAGTAAACGGTAACATAGAATTATTAGACGGAAGTCCGGGTTGGAGGAAAGCATCTACTTTCCACACAGGGGGTACTTTGTCCAATGATAATAAAACATTTACCCCTCCGGCCGGTGGTTACACAACTGTTGTATATAACAGAACATTTTCGGCTGCGCTCAGCAACCAGGACACGGCCGAAGAATTTAGATTGGTCGCATATTGGGCGCACAATTACATTGGTGCTGGTTTTGTTTATGGACCTTCAGTACATCATTTTGATTTTAATGGTTATTCTGCTGATGGTTATGGACCATACGCTGGTGCATTAAATACCTCAGGTTTCCCAAATGGGTATAACGGAACATTCTTTGGTCAATACCACGCGCCGATATCAGGAGGTGGGGGTTCCGCACCAGGTTATTGGATTAAATGGGAAAGAGTGGTAAATAGTCTTACGCTACAATATTCAACCATCAGCGCTGATGGACCATGGACAAATTTTACCAATTCATATTCTACGGAAATTGCATGGTCCGACGCTGTTTGTGTAATATGTGGTGAAGCAGGAGATAGTGGTACACCGTTAACCATCATAGACAACTACGCAACTCTTAGACAAGGTAGTGACTTTGGTAGGATAGTATTTGGTTTTGATAGAGATTTATATAGATATTCTTTAAACCTTATTAGAGGTTATATTGGTGGGGGTTACATTGGCGGCACAATATATAGTCAAGTTACCAAAATAGCGTTTGCCACAGATACATGGACCACCATGTCAAACAACATGAATAAAGCCATCAAGTATGGTGGATGGGCCAGTTCTTTAACAAATGGTTATGCTTTTCATAATGTTCAAAATAGTGACGTAACAAACGACAGAATAAATTTCCCAACTGATTCTGTTCAAGCAATTGCCAATAGACCAAACGGTGCGAGTAGTTCACCATCTTCTTCGCAGCAAGGTGTTGGATTTTTACCAGCATCATTACCAAATTCACAAGGTGGAACCTATAATACCACAGCATCATATGGTTTAAAAGCATATGAACATGGTAAAGGTGGGGCGATGGACATCCTAACCTTTAATACAGAAACGTGGACTTCATCAACTGGTGCACCTGTCGGACAATATGGTGTTGGGTGGTTTAATAAAGATTATAGTTTTCAGTTTGCATCACAAAATAATAACACTGTAACCAATAGGATGGGCCACGCAACCGAAACATGGGGAACCATTGTCACAACTAATTCACCCGGTTCATTGGGATTACCTGGAGGTGGTGCAGAGAAGGGTGTAAATAGTAAACATGAAAAGTTCTTTTTGGCGGGTAACTGGGGTGGCTCATATTGTACAACTACAGCAGGTAACAACATATTCAAATTTGATATGGTAACATCTACATGGACATTGAGTACCACCGCGGCACAAACACTATATAATAATGAACAAGCAGGTGTTATGGGTATGAATTGGGGGTATTTTGCTGGTGGATATAATTGTAATTCGGGACAAAACGCCCATACGGATAAGATTAATTATAATGTTGAAACTGTTGTTAATATCTCGGATGCACCAAGACAACTTAGTTCTGCTTCTCCAATGTGGAGTTCATATTAACTTGTTTTTTTAAAAACTTTTATTTATATTTTAATACAAAAGTAAATCTATGAAGGAAGATATTTTACCAAAAGAGTATAAGGAAATGGCATTTTCAATGTCAGAATTTCAAATTAAACATTTTGTTGTTAATTCACAACATAATCCATATCGTCAATTTAAACAAATCTTATTAGAATTAGAGGTTCGTTACACAAATCTTGAACAGATTAATTTAGAAATTGAAAAGAACAGATTAGAGAGAGATTTGTTAGTTGAAAAAATGGATGCGGAGACATCTTTAGCTCAAAAGAAATTATATGAATTTGATATCAAAAAGAATGATATAACATTTGATAATATTACAAGAAATAAAACAAGAATTTATACAGAAATTGAACATTTACACAAGATTGAAAATGATTTTAGGAAACAGTTTGATATTAAAGATATGATAGATAATCAAGAAAAACACGAACATGATTATTGGATTAAAAGATTGGCAACACAATCCGCGCTTGAGTTATTAACTGTGGGTCGTATTGGTGTAGGTAATCTTGAAGCGTTAATGCAAATGGGTCCTGAAAACTTTAAGTCTGCATTGGTTGAAACAACTAAGATTGCAAACGAAGTAAAAGGTCAAGTAAAATATTTAGATATGGTAGGAGACCATGAACAATTAGAGTCTGGTCAAATAAAAGAAATTGATTTTAAACAACAACAGTAATGGATTACATAGCATTTAACGTTCCTCAAGGAGAACAACAACCAAATTTAAGTGGATTAGAAATTATACGTTATGGGGACAATACATTCTTTGCATCTATTCCCGACATCGATGTAATTCCGGTTGCCACTATTGTAAAATATACCATACAGGTATGCCCACAACAAGTAATTGATGGATTACAATTTTTTGTTTCACTACAAGAAGGTGCCAAACTTTATAAAGGTTATTCAAGTGGGCAAGAGGAAGAATTTTTTGATGAGGACTTTGATAAAAGTAGAGGAATTCGTATCAAAAGACCCATGACCCAACAAGAGGTTACTGATAGATATGAGGCGATTAGGTGGTTGAGAATTAGAATGGTTCGTAATCATTTCAGAAATAAATTTGAAACAATGACTTCCAATAAAACTCCACAAGAAAGAGCAACTTGGAAACTACAAGAAGATGAGGCGAGAACATATCTTTTAGATAACACTGTTAGTACACCCACATTATCTGCACTAGCAACCGCAAAGAATATAACAGTTGCCGATTTGGTTCCTTTGGTGATTAACGCCGCCAACAATTACAACTCACAGATTACACAGTTATTCGTTGATGAAGAAACATATGTTAATCAATTAAAAACCTCACAAGGTAATGACATCATCAACGTGGTTTTACCAGTAAATACAACAATCATTCCGGGTGACAATCGTTTTACCGCCGTGGTTCCTCCGAGTGAATAAAAAAAATTTATGGAAATAAAGAAAATTCTCATTGTGGGTGGTGGAACCGCAGGTGTAATGACCGCAGCACTACTATCAAAAAATTTTAAAGGTAAACTCGATATTACAGTAATTCATTCAAGTAAGATTGGAACAATCGGAGTTGGTGAGAGTTCTACAGCAAGTCTTCATTCCTTTATGAAGTTTATTGGATTAGAGGAAAGTGATTGGATGGAGGAGTCTTCAGCGGTTTACAAGTATGGTGGAAGATTTATGGATTGGTCAAATAAAGGTGACCACTTTGTTTTAGTTGAAAACGAGCAAACATTGTACATGAATAAAAAAACAAACTTGTTACAATATCTTTTGAAATACCATGAGGGTGACCACCAAAAAATCAATGATTTATTTATTTCACCGACACTGGCACTTTCTAATTTATCCCCAACAATTGATGAAGAGTTAAGTTATATCCCGACATATAGTAATATCGAAAGTGTTTATAGTTACAACTTTGATGCAATTAAATTTGCTGATGTCATCAAAAGAAAAGTTTGTATTCCAAATGGTGTAAAGTTTGTTGAGGGAGAATTAAAGCAAATTAAACTTGATGATTTCGGTTTCATTCAAGATGTGAAGTTATGGGACCAACAAAAGTTTAAAGCCGATTTATATATTGATTGTTCAGGATTTAAGGGCGCATTAATTGAAGCCGCAATGGGTGAACCATTCATATCATTTAGTGATTCTTTATTTTGTGATAAAGCAATTGCCGCACCCATTCAATACAAAGACAAACGTTCCGAAATGGAACCTTATAGTAGATTATATACGATGAATAGCGGTTGGTTGTGGAAGACACCAATCTATGATAGAATTGGTTCTGGTTATGTTTATTCATCAAAATATATTTCAGATGAAGATGCTGAAAAAGAATTTAGAGAATTCCATGGTGGATATGAAGGTAGTGTTCTTAAAATCAATATGAGGGTCGGTACTCGCGAAAGAGTTGCTGTTAAAAACGTAGTTGCTTGTGGCTTGGCCGGAGGTTTTGCTGAACCAATGGAATCAACAGGTATTTCAACATTCCAAGGAATTATGTCAACTTTGGCAACAGAACTTGAAAAAAATAATTTGAATTATACAAACCAAACGATTGACATAATCAATAGAGATAATATTAACATGATGATTGACATCCGCGATTTTATTCATGTACATTATTTAACATGTCAAAGAGATGATACTCCGTTTTGGAAAGATTGTAAAACCAAATCATTCATACCCGATACCTTAATGCAGAAACTACAAATCATGATTGTTAGGCCAGCAGAGGAATTATTCAGAGGTAGAATATTTGGTTCTGTAAATTGGTTCCAATGGTTATGGGGTACAGGATTCTTTCATAATAATTCATTTGGTAGAACACCAAGGGTAGAGATAAAAGAAAAATATATTCCATATATGCAAAAGAAAATTGATTTAATAAAATATGAAACAAAACTACTAACAGAATTATTACCAAATCTTTATGACCAATTAAAAGAGAAATATGGAAGAGATTAATAAATTAAAAGAACGTATTTATTTCTTGGAAAAGAAATATAAAGATTAAAAATTAAAAAATTAAATGATTAATTTAATTAGTTATACTATTTTCATTGGTCTTCTATTCTACTTTATTGGTTATAGTAGAATAAAAGACAAACTTTTAATGTACAAGTATAAATCCTATTGGACTGATTACAATGTTACAGAATTTTCTGCTTGGATGGCCAAGGCGGCAATAATTATTCCCGGTTTAGTTTTCGGAAAAGAAATATGGTGGTTACATTTTTTTACTTTATTAACTTCATCACTTTTAATTTGGGCAAGCATGAAAAAGTCACTACCAACACTTATTATTTTCAACACTTTATGGATAATTATTTCTTTAACGATTATTCTTAGAAACATTTGATATAATCAAAATTTTTTGTTATTATTGAAAAGTACATTGGTACATAAATTTCATTAAAACAAGAAAAATGAGAAAAACAACTGTTTCGACAATCATTGGGTTTGTTAGAAACAACGTGAGGATTTTATTAGTTCTCTTGGTTATGATGGGTGCAACATCTCTAAACGCACAATACAGTAATTCAGCTATAAGTAGAGGCTCGGAACAGGCCCGGGGTGGAGACACCTTAAAAATCAAGGATACCATCACTGGTCCCTTGGATATGGCCGAAGTTACCGTAACCGCAAAGAAATATCCCCTCCAAACAAAGGTAGGTCCATACAATCAACCTTTATGGAGCACAATGAGAATGTTCCCTTCAACTAGAGTCTATGTGATGAACCCGCCAGGTTCAGTCATGTATGAGAAGTGGTTTGACATTCGTGACCGCAGGGACGGCGGTCCGACCCAAATTAGAATGAGGGATGAATTCACCTTCGGTTTAGGAAAGAGATTACAATTAGACCTGTACTCTCATACCGTTTATGATGGTGAAAATGGCAACAAGACCTTTAGTTGGAGGGGCTTCTCATGGGAAATTAGATATGCACTTGCCGATTGGGGTAAGATTTGGGGTAACCCAACCATCTATTATGAAATGAAAATGTTAGATGGACGTTGGGGTATCGAACCAAAACTATTACTTGGTGATAGAATTGGTAACAAAGGTATTTGGGGTTTGAACTTTATCTATGAAGGTAATCTTGCGGATACCAAAGTAGATAGAAAACCTGAATATGCATCAACAGCATCTTATGGACATATCGTTAATAACGATTTAACACTCGGTGTGAGTGGTATGTATCGTCATAATGATTACGGAGGTGGTAGTAACGAAGTTTACTTAGGTCCACTCATCCAATATCGATTTAATGGTCACGCTTATTTAACCGTTGAGACGATGCCAGGGTTTACACAATCATCTAAGGCATCTCGAAGCACAATCATTTTTGCATGGAGATTTTAATTAAAGGACAAGAGTTCCTTGTATACTTATTATTCATAATGTTCGTAACAGGTATCCTCAAAGAAAGAGGGTACCTTATGGACTTATTTAGAATTATAACTCAGAAGATTAAATCAAAGAAAGCTGTTGTCTTTCTTGTATCATTATTCGGTGGAATACTTCCAATACCGGGTAGAGTTGCTCTGTCGGCAAGTATGTTAAACAGCATCGCGCCTGTTGATAATAAGAAGAGAAAGAAGTTTGGCATCATTGATTACCTCGCAACCCACCACTATTATTTGTGGTCACCACTTGAAAAAACAGTCATCATCCCGATGTCGGTACTTGGACTAACATATGCTAGTTTCATGTCGCTAATTTGGCCATTATTATTAATAACAATAATTTATGTCTCATTCTATATCATGTCATTAGGTGATGATGAGATAGATATCGAAGTTCATAACGAACCAATAAATTGGAAAAATATAGTATTTGTTGTTATCCCATTTCTTTTGACGATTTTAATTAGTTGTTTGACCAGTTATTATTTTATTACGTTCGCGGTTTTTACATTCTATCTTATTTCATATTCAAATTCTTGGTATAAATTATTGAATTACATTAATTGGGAATTACTTGTTATAGTTATGATTGTAATAATTCTCGGTAACCTGATAAGTCATAATTACGATTATATAGAATCTATTATAAAACAATTCGCTTTAACTAAGAATATCATATTGGTTTCTGTGATTGGATTTCTCGCATCATTTTTACTTGGTTCTTCCGCGAAGTATGCGGGAATTGTAAGTTTATTAACCGCAACATTTGGGATGAAGTATTTTGTTTTATTCTTTACATTGGAATATTCCGCATACTTAATATCCCCAACACATAAATGTTTACCGATAGGTCAAAAGTATTTCCATACAGGATTTATGACTTATTTGAAGGCTCTTATAATTTGGATATCAATTATGATAACCTACGCATTATTTACTATCGTATGAATATAAAAGAAAACTTTAAAGACTACGGAAAAGTCGATATTCAACCTTGGTTAGATAAGGTGTCTCAAATTCCAATCGATGAATGGGATAGATTTACTTGGAGGCAAGATGCTAATCCAATGCATGGAGCATCAAAAACATTGGCGATTATATATGACGATGACTTCAGACACTTTAATGGAACAAAACATGAATTGTATGATAGATTAGATTTTGAAAAACTAATTGACCCGTTGTTAAATAGATTAGAAGAAGAATATAATTGGGGATACATTGTTAGAGCGATTTTAGTTAGATTACCCGCAGGTAAATCTATTAAATCACACAAAGATGTTGGTGCGTCATATAATCTTTCACATCGTATCCATATTCCATTGATTTGTGAATGGGATAAAGTTGAATATGTTGTTGAAAATGAACATAGATACTTTGAAATTGGTCAAATGTTTGAATTAAACAACATGAGACAACATGAAGTAAACAACCATGGTTCAATAGACAGAATAAACCTATTATTTGATTTTGCGGAGTTATCAGGAAAAGGTTGGTGGTACTAGCTTGACTTTTTAAAATAAATTCACTATACTTATAAAAAACAATTAAATAAAATGGCAAAATTAACATTAAAATTGGGACAAGTCTTACAACTAGAAAGTGAGATTAACGGATTTGTAAATCCACAAACAGGTAAAGAAGTACTTCAAGGCTTCAGAAAACATAAACTACCATTGAAAACCAAATATTGGTTGAGTGAGTTGGGTGATAGATTGTCTGCAGAACGTAAAGCAGTTGAAACCCTTCGTGATGAAATCATTCAAAAGCATGGTGAAGATGATGGTAAGGGCGGAATTCAAATTGGTGTCTTTATCGAACAAAAAGATGAAAGTGATAAAGTAATTTCTCGTGAACTAAACCCAAAATACGTAGAATTTCAAAATGAATTCAATTCCTTGTTAGGTGAAGAAAAAGAAGTCGAGTATACTCCATTAACCATGGAAGATTTGGATAAAGTTGGTGAAACTACCGATGATTATAATTTATTATTCATGTTGGTACAGAAACCAACTGAGTAATTCGAGTAAGTATAAGAAGGGGTGTTTAAACCCCCCTTCTTATTACTATATTTAATGAGCCAAGTTGGTATTCTCCCGGTTCATAGTATGGTATGGATAGTCGCAATTTCTGAAGCATATATATGTCTTCATCCGTCATGGGACTTAATTCATATACCATTACATCCACAACGTCTGTAAGTACAAATTTAGACCTTAAATCATATCGGGTATTCTGTTGTTCATTCTCTAAGTAATCCTCAGGAATCGTCCCTAAATCAATCTTATCGAAGAATGGTTCAACCTCAAACAATCTAGTCCTACTTCTGGTTGTTAATCCCATAGTGAATGTTTTATAACTAAATGAATCATCTTCCCAATATCTAAGTTCATTAAAGGCGGGTATTGGGATTCCCCACTTGCGAACAAAGTTTCTATTTGAGTTTATTTCATATTTGACTCTGTCTTTTTTAAACTCTTCACTAAACCTTGATGTCTGCGAAACAAAATGGTAAGTAATTGCACAAGTGGTTGTTTTTAATTTATATCCTTTTAGTTTCGCACGAATTAAAAAATCATCATCTTCTGCAAATGCGGGAACAAAACTAAATCCATCAAAGAACCCAACATCTTCAAATAATTTCTTGTATCCTGACATAAAGAATACTGCGCCATCATATAGTTTACAATCGTCTTTGTTATCGTTTACATATTGATTGAACTTATCCCATTTGAAATCGTGAAAACCCACACCCATATCCATTATAACTTTACCGGGTCGACTATGTCCCCTGAATATTGGCGGCTCAAGTGTTGTGTAAGATAACAGAGTGTCAGGTGTTAATAACCCATCTAAGTTCTCTAAGAAGTTCTCACCAATTACCATGTCATTATGAATGAGAACAAGTTTTTCCGTATCTACCAGTTTAATTCCTGAGTTGTAATTCTCAGAAAAAACTAATCTATCATCATCATGAATATATGATAGGTTATCATCTTCTAAAGACTCTAACCATTCTTTTGTACCATCATTTGAACCACCACTACTAATTACTAAAGGTGCATCGGGATAGATATCACGAATTCTTTTATAACAATTTTTGGTTAATTCTAATTTGTTAAAAACTGCAAGTACAAAACTAATATTCATTATTAATCCTTTTTCCAAATACCAATCCCACAGGTATTAGATTCAATAAATTCTTGGCAAGAGTTATTTCTAATTTCATTCCATATTTTAACAACGCCAGGACATTCGGAACTATTAATATCGTGGAATATAATATATCCATTATCGTTTAACAATGGAAGTGCATTATTTAAGTCACCCTTTAAACCATCATATGAATGGTCACCATCTATAAAAATTGCATCAAACCTTTTATCCCGATTATTTTTTAACCACTCTACACTATTGGAATCATAAAATTCAACTTTAGTTTTAACATTTGATTGTAACCAATCTATTTTTTGTAGTATTGAACTTCTTTGGTCTCCCGCCCAATATGAAGAATTATCAACCGCAATAGATAATTCTAAATTCGGTTGAATGAATGTCTCGATTAAAAATGAACCTCCTTTACCAATCCCAATATTCAAATATGTCTTAAAGTTTGCATTTTTTAAAAACCACAAGTATTCGACATATTCTTCGGGAACTTGTTGTATTTCTAAATTACCCATTTTCAAATTATTACCAAACCAAGAATTGTGGTTTACTCCGGCATCATTTCTCAACCAATTTAATAGTTCTGATTTGTCTAAAAGATTAATATCTTTAATCATTACTTTTTTATTTTATTATAAAAATTATTTTGTTTTTCCTGCCTTTCAATTGTTTTATTATGTAGTAAACAATACTCATCTTCAATTGGCATTAAAGAATATGTTTTTGCTCCCACTATTTTTTCGTGGACTTTACCACCCCACCTCAAACCTTTTTTATATAACCTACCCTGCCAATCAGGAAAGTTAATTCTACCCTTTTCATCTATTTGCCAACCCCACTGGCGAATGTGTTCGTCTGTAATTCCTGAAACATTATTAATTCTTGGGAATACAAACAAGTCAACTTCAGAATTATTTTCAATAATCTCAGGTAGTCCTTGTATTAATTCCTTAGAAATCAATTCATCGGCATCTAATTGAAATATGTAATCACCAGTACAATAATCGTTTAATTTATTTTTCCAAATTGCAAAGTCATTTACAAAAACTAAACCTCTCCATGTTTGAATGTTTGGTAATTTATTAAATGGTAACAAATATTCCAATACCTCATTATCACCATTTTTATCATCAAATAAGATTATTATCTCGTCTGTTGCTCTTTTATGCTCTTTTAATAATGGTAATAGTTGTTTTATTTCATTTAACTCATTACATACTGTTATCGCATAACTAATTTTCATTGTTGTCTCCTCCTTACCCATTATAACTTACTTAACTTAGGTAAATTTATCTTAACCTCTTTTGGTTTAGTTGTATATTGTAACATAATTAATTCGAACTCCTCTTTCATTTTTTCCATTGAGAATTTTTCTTTGTTTTCCTCCATAAGAATTTGAGACTTTGTTTGGAAATCATCATATTCGTTTTTTACCACCTTCATTACCTCAACAACTTCTGAATAATTTGCGGTAAACCATTTAGAATCTTTGACGATAAAACTATCAACCACACTTGAATGAACTTCGGTAAGTGAACCGCCTAACATTATTGCTTTGTCCATTGGTAAAAAGTCCCTGTGACCTGACCAATTTGACGCAATAATTGGTTTACCGGTCATTGAAAACTCAAGTAATGGTCTACCAAAACCTTCACCCTTAGTTAGTGTAATCATTATCTTAACTCTTGGGTGATTATATAATTCATTCATCTCTTTGTCTGTAAGTTGACCAAATAAAAGATAAATTGATGGTGGGTTGTCAATACCCTTTGTTAAATCCCTGATTCGATTTATAAATGATTCTCTTTCTTTTACACAAAAACTTGCCGCCGATGTTTTTAAAATAAGAGCGGGTTTAACCACTTGGTCTTTAAATGCTTCGACAAAACATTTAATCAACATACCAACATCTTTTCTGTCCTGACCAAGATTACCTTTTAACCAATGACCAACAAACAAGTAACAAAAATCTTCTTTGATATCAATATCAAGACTTTTGAATTTGTTATTATAAATTTCAGTATCAACACCTTCAAACAAGACCCTTATTGGTTTTTCAATCCTATGTTGTTTAATTAATTTGCCGGTTACATTATTTGTTTCATTATATACTGTTTGTAATAAAACATCTCGACTGAATGTTGATGTGGTAATAATTAAATCCATTCTATTACATCCATCAACCCACTCCTTAGGCGCCACAGTTGTTTCAATACCAGCAGTTACACCAATATTAAACTTACCAACTCGTTGAAACTCATTTGGTACTGTTACCTGAACATAAATGTCTGGAGTACCTGATATTGTGTGTATCTTATTTGATTTAATCCAATTATGAAACTTATTACCTTTATTTAAAGCGGTTCTCGGATTACTACCCCAATGACAAGAGTCGATTCTTATATCGAACATATCCATATCATTAAGTGCCGTTAATAAATCCCTTGAATGTGCACCATACCCACTAATAGTTTCTACTGGACCTCTAAACAATAAAAATGGTCTACTCATACAACTTTGTATAAATTAAATCTTTTACGTGGCTTATAATTTTTTAATGTGGTTTCAATACCATCAATGATACCATCACACATTACTTTACTTGAAAGATTTTTAATTACCCATTCACGACCAACAAGACCTCTGCGTTTTCTTTCCTCCTTACCCCAACTGTAAACTTGACCAATTGCGTTTGCCACAACATAGTTATTCACTCTATCTTCATAGATATAAGGCGTGGGTACAGAACCATTTAAATTATTCACATCTGACCATACAGGTACGACCCACTCACCATGTTTAGTTGAACCGTGTACTTTTTTATTATGTAATGAGCCAAAAGAGATATAATCATCCGCGGAATAATTAAAACCGCATTGGTCTTGTAGTCCACCAGTTACATTAACTATGATTGGAGTGCCAGCCATTATACTTTCAGCGGTCCCCAAACCAAAACCCTCATTGTTTGAAATGTTAATTGTACAATCAGCTATGTTATATATCTCATTGAGTTTGTTTTGTTCTAATTTCATATTAACAAACTTAATATCATAATCAGGACAAATAGTTTTACCAACACACACCAAATCAGTTCCATTCTCATCAACTGGATTTGTGTGCATTAATAACAAACATTTTTCGGATTCTTCTTTTGTTAATGAATCACAAAATAATTTGTAAGAAAGGATAACATCACCCGGTTGTTTTCTTTTTATATTCCTATTATTAAAAAATAAAATGAAATCATATTTCTTATCTTGATAAATTAGTTTAGGCAAATCTTCGGATAGTTCCGATACCGGTTTAAATACATCAGGATTAATTCCGTGAGGAACATAACTAACTTGCCAATCCTTTAATGGTTGAAATGATTTTTCACTATCTATTGAACCGAGTCTTTTAACTAAACCATATGTTTGTTTAGAAATGCAACCTATCCAATCACAACTTTCATATATGTCTCTATTAAAGTTAGGGTCAGGAAGGTTATCCCAAACATGATAGTATAAGATTGGAACTTGTTGTCTGATTTCGTGTTCTGAATCGTATAACCATTGCCAATAATGAGGGTCCGTAAAATGTAAAATAGCATTTGGTTTTTCAACCTCCATTAACATTCGTAATGTGAAAATATTACCATAACCATTGTTGGGGATTACTTTTAGATTAGCGTCTTTAATTCCCGTTTTCTTTCTAACATCTTCATTAATGTCAACTATCTTTCCAGCTTCTGGATGGTTGATTGCTCCCCCCAACTGAACCCAATCATATTTGTGAATAGTTCCCATAACAATTTCTTTTGACATGACGGCCACCCCCGATGTCATTCTTAAATCATCAGAGAGAAGTAAAATCTTTTTCTTCATAGATTAATACTTGGAGTTTTGAACCCCACCAGTTTCGTGAAAATCAATCTTATTTTTGAAATCACCATTTCTTAGGTATAAATCAATTGCACGATTAACGAATTTCTGAAGAGTTAAATCTGAACCTAAGGTGATTTTTTTGAATTCAAAATAGTTCTTGTTGATGATTTTAACACTTGTTAGTTTAGTGATATTTTCCTTACCCATATTATTAGTTTAATTTTTATATAAAATTTATATATGTATATAATATATATATATACCGAAGAGAAAAAAATCACGACATCTTGTCGCGAATTATGGTATTATTAATCCTCCGATTTCTCTAAAGTGTTGTTAATCTCTTCGATTTTTTTTACTAGCTGCTCCAATTGTTGTTGGTCGTTCAAATTAATTTGTTGGGTGGTTTGTTGGTTCTCAACTACTACCACGTTGTTTTTTGAGGCAATTTGTGTGTCGTTTCTTTTTTTACATCCGCAACCCATGTTTAAATCCTTTTACTTATAATTATGTAACTTATTGAAAGTTGTCTTTTAATTATACTGAATTCCACATATATTTTGAAGTCTTGTTTGGTTTTTTAAAAAATTTTGTTTATCATTTAATAAACTTTACAAAAACCGATAATGGATAAAGATTTTAAAATGGTTAAGAGTGTTTACGGGTCTAACCACGAGGCGATTAGTAATATCATGCATCTATATAGTATCAAACAATTTGATTTAGACTGTACATATTCAAATGGAACCTTTTGGAAAGACTTACCAAACCCGACCCACAAAACTGACATTTACCCTCACTACGACTATGTAATTGGAGCAAACTCAGAGGACTTACCATTTGAGGATAAATCGATGAAAAGTATCATGTACGACCCGCCATTCGTCATTGTTGGTGCCGGCGTTGGTTATAAAAATAATAGGGAGGGTAGTTCGATAATTGCAAAACGTTTTGAGGGTTATGGTACATATGAAGATTTAAAATCAAACTATTACAACACACTTAAAGAATTATATAGAATATGTGATAATGGTGGGTTTGTTGTGATGAAATGTCAGGATACAGTATCGGGAGGTAAACAACACTTTAGTCATGTGATAGTTATGAACATGGCATATTCAATTGGTTTTTATCCAAAAGATATTTTTATTCTCACCTCTAATATTAGAGTAAATGCGTTTAACGGAACCAAGTGGTCAAAGCAACACCACGCAAGAAAATACCATTCATACTTTTGGGTATTTCAAAAAATAAAACCAAAGGTTACTTATGATTTTCTTAAATGTGGTTCTGTGGAGTACCAAGATAAAGGTTAACCCTATCACCAACTTTCCATCCGTCACAAGTATTGGCTGGAAATTCAACTACATGGTCACCAATACCGGTATATCTTTTAGGATTTAATTCATGTTGTCCCGCTGGTTGACAATTTTGGTGAATTCTTGATATTCTGTTCTTATTAATAAAAACAATATCCAACGCAATTAAACAATTTTTCATCCAAAACGAGTGGTGTCCCGTTCCCATTTTGAATACCAAACACCCATTTAAAGAATCCCTACCCATCATCCCCGTTTGTTTTTGTTCGGGACTTGATAGATACTCAGCAGGAAATTGTTTACCATTTATTAAAACCATATCTATAATTATTTGGAATTTTGAGATATTTTTCATATTTTTGAATCAAATATTATTAAAATAATTAAAATTTAATATATGCCACATTTATTTGGGGAATCATTTGAATACGACGATAAAAAAGATTTGATAGATTGGTTGGAAGGTATTGGAATTAGTCAAGCAATCATAATTGTTGATATTGCATTATCACACGCAAATAAAGAAGGCGCATTTGATATGGATGAATCCTATTGCATATTCAAATGTATTAATAAATTAAAAGAATTAAAGACCCGTGGAGAGAAAACGCAAGAAGATATGGAGTAAAGATTTTTTTGTTTATAACAAAAGACACCATTGGTTTATAATACCGGCCATTGTTTTCTTTTATAACAAAGAAACGTTTTTGGAGACAGGTGTTTACACACCATCATGGGGATTAACTATTAGATGGTTTACAATAATGATAGGATTTCAAATTCAAGAAACATTTTAATGTGAACAACTTTGAATATCTAATAAGAAGAGTATATATATATATAAATAAAACTGACTAATGACAAACGAAGAGATTATACAAGAAATGCTTCATGAAGCAGAAAAACTGAGACTAAAAGAAGAGGTAATCAATACAGCTGAGCGTATTTTACAACTAAACCCACGGATGGAAAGATTCGAAGCCGTAAAATTCGCTTTGGATAATGCCAAACTACACGCAGGTCTCAATAAATCCATATGAACAATTTAGACAGACAATACAAATCGCTCCTTCAAGATATACTTGATAATGGGGTGGAAAAAAATACACGCAATGGTAAAGTTTTAAGTGTGTTTGGTAGGTCTATTAGGTATAAATTTAAAGATGGTAAATTTCCATTGTTGACTACCAAGAAAATGCATTTTAAGTCAATAACAACAGAACTTTTGTGGTTCTTACGAGGAGACACATCAATCAAGTATCTTTTAGATAACGATTGTAATATTTGGACGGGGGACGCCTATAAGAACTACTGTAAAAAAGTTATTCGTGAAAAGGAAATTGTTCGTTATCTAAAATCATACTCAACGGACACTGACGGAGTTCCAACTATTGAACTTTATTCTAAAGATGAGTTTATCGAAAGAGTCAAAACTGATGATGAGTTCGCAAAGAAGTGGGCATCCCTTGGAAAAATTTACGGATTCCAGTGGCGAAGTTGGGGTAAAGACTCCAAACAAGTCCAAAACGAAGATGGTAATAAAGTTTATCATATAACAACAACAGGTATTGACCAAATATCTGAATTGATTAGGTTGTTAAAAGAAACTCCTGATTCACGCCGACTACTTGTATCAGCGTGGAACGCATCAGATTTACCACATCAAGTTCTTCCTCCTTGTCATTATGGGTTTCAAGTTTATACAAGAGAGTTGAGTTTAGAAGAAAGATTAATAATAGCGGATAAATTTAATCCCTTAATAAGAGAAGATTGTTTAACTAAAACACACCACCCTGACGAAACAGAAGAATTGAAATTACAATATAGACACGAGTGGTTAGATTCTTTAGGACCTAATGTTGTTCCTCAAAGAAGAGCAATCTCTCTAATGTGGTCACAGAGGTCGTGCGATTTACCACTTGGAATCCCAACAAACATAATGTCTTATGCGTTACTACTTATGATGATTGCTAAACAAGTTAATATGGTTCCCGATGAATTGATTGGTAATTTAGGGGATTGTCATATCTACCTTAATCAAATTGATGGAGTCAAAGAACAACTAACTAGAGAACCATATGAACTGCCAACAGTAAAATTATCTGATAGAATTGTAAATGATTTATCGGAATATACTTTAAATGACATTGTTTTGGAAAATTATCGGTGTCACCCCAAAATATATTTTCCACTTTCTAATTAATTTTTTAGGACTATCCTATTTATTAAGATGTGGTTATTATTATATTTTAGAAGATTGTTTGTTAAAAAACCTAATAGAAAATTAAATTGGTCGGTTGATGACTTTGAATGGGGTATGAAATGGGCTAAAAGTCAACCTCATCCTTTTAATAAATGGAAAACACTTTGGGATTACTTGTATTCTCCGAGATGTGAAAGTGTTGAGATTTTGAATGAAATAAATAAAAGAATTATATGAGCGATTTAAAATTAATTTACGAGGATTTTGTACCACTAGCATCTGCTAGTGTTTACGACATGGTGGATAAATTATTGAATTTTGAAAACACCGATGATTATACTGACGTGGTTGAAAAATTTGGTGAGGCACACGCAAATGCAATTGTTGAAACAATTAAAAGACACTCAAGAGAAGAACACTATCAGCATATGATAAAAGTAAAATACGAAGAGTATTTGATTGGGCATTTTAATTTAGAATGATAATTATTATAACTCTTGACGTATTGTACAGATGTTACAATAGTTAACGACGACCACCTTGACCTCTGTAGTTCTTTTCGCTTCTATCGTGTTTGTTGTAGGATTTTATTCTTTTACCTGTGGACCTTTTACCAAAGGTAATTTTCATAGAAGAGGTTGATTTTGAACCTTTTGATTTTTTTACTGCCATGACTAATTTTTTAATAAATAGTTATTTAATGAGAATTATTTGTATATTTGAAAAGTATATAAATCAAACCTTATGGATATCCTAAAACAAAGATTCAGATATGCCGTTATAAGTGTTGCGAAGGATTATTGTGACATATCGAAAACCCATATTGAGAATCCAAACTCAGAAATAAATGAAATTTTTGATGTACAATTATTACAAAACGAAGCATATAAACAAAGAATTCCATTCTATTCCGTCAAATCTACTGTGGATTTCTACAATTACAATTACAAATACAAAGGTAACTACTATGATGTAAATAATGATGATAAGGAATCATCAGGACACAATGTAACATCATCAGGCAACATTGGTATAGGTACTACATCTCCAGCACACAAATTAGATGTTAGTGGTACAGGTAGATTCGATTCGAGGTCTCAACGCAATGGGTTCAGCCGCCTAATATTGGATATGTTTTACGGGGAAGAAAACAATCAATTTTATACCACAAAAGATAAACACATTAAAAGACACTATGGTAGACCATTCTCAAGTGTGACAATAGTAACCTTTAACAGAACAATAAAAATTGATGGTGACAAACTAATAGCAAAATCTTACAAAACAATTAGAAGTAGAGGAATAAATAAAAAGTTTTTCAAAAGAATATATAACTCCCATAGTTTAACTATTGATTTAAAGACGGGTAATTTTACAACCGGAGAGGTTAATTATCGTGGAAAAATTCTCAATAAAAGATTTAGAAAGAATGGGTTTGCTGCGGTAGAGAACTTATTAACAATAAATAGTTTTGCAAGGTTAGATAATCACTTGAATAAAAAATTATCCATCTATAAAGAATTTATTATGGAGATGGATGATGGCGTATTTACGAACACTATTTTACATTGCATAAATCAACCATTTTTAAAAAACCCAATTAACGAAGCCCTTGGTCAACACGAGTTTTTAAATAGTTTAATAAAATTCTTTGTTAATCGTAAACAAATTAAAACACCTAACGAATATAAAGATTTAATTAGATTTCATTATCCCGGTGAAAAGTATCTAAAGAAAAATGACAGAAAACTCATATTGTCAGTCTTAGATAGTTACGGAATCAAATCTAAATTATCCAATAAAATTCTACATGAAAACATTTATTTGGATATAAACGAATTCAAAAATTTCGCTTCGTTTTTTGGTAAAGATTATACAAAGTATATCTCAAGTTTAAACAAATCCGCCATTCAAATTTTTGTAAAACGAAAAGACAATGGTGTAAATCACCTTGTTCCAATACCAATAGTTGATAGGAGAGGGGTATCGGTATACTCATTGAAAAGTGAAGAAAAGGAGAATATAATAAAAATTGTAAACTCACTTACATCATCAAATGAACATCAAGAAGTTTTAAAGTCTGTTAGTGGTTTATATGGTTTGTTCAGAGACCACATTGATATGATTGAAAAATTAAGGGAGTACAACCCATCATATAAATTAAACTCAAAAAACTATGATGAGTTTCATATGGAACATATGGAGATATCAAAACTGGTTGCATTAATTAAAAGTGGTTGGTCCACAGAATATGTTTATGATAACAGGGCGGTACGTAAAATTGAATCCCCAATAAAATATGAATACGGTGGGGTAAACTATGAATTCAACCCGGTTATCTTAAAGAGAGGCGAGGAGTATAGTGAAGAAGGGGCTTTTATGCACCATTGCGTTGCCTCGTATTCAAGTAGGTCAACATCAATGATTGTTTCAATCAGAGTGAATGGTGGAAAAGATAGGGTAACTTGTGAATATGATAAGAAATCAGGTGAATCAATTCAAGAAAGACACTTCTGTAATAGAATACCACCCGAATATTTTAACAAATCACTTAACATGGTTAGAGAAAGAATCAGGTCACTTCGATTTTCAAGATTGCTTGAACACATTGATATAAAAAGAGTTAGAGTTCAAATAAATGGAAAAGAAGTTGGGTTACCTCCGCAACCCGAAGAACCATTTTTTGGTTATCTTTAATCAAAATTTTTAAGACTACACTAATCGACTTCGTTCATATATATTTTATGTATGAACGTTTTGATGTATCACCATCAAATAAAAAAGGAAAAGAATACCCCTTTTGAAAATGTGGCATCGATTACTTTGTACGAGTACGAAAATCTAATTCATTTTATTTCCGAATTTAAATTCCATTATAAACTATTTGGTGGTAAAAAAATGATATCAATATGGCACGGTTTGACCATCAATTTAAAAAGTGGTGACTTCCAAGTTTCATATCAATTATTAAATGAAAACCCTGAGACATCTAAACTACTAAAGAGTAAAAATAATAGAACTAATAACAAGTTTGACGCTCTTTTAAATTTGACCGAACTTGGATTATATAAGGGGGAGAGAAGAAATAACTATTGGGGTGTAAGATATAAAAGAGCGTGCGACAAAATCATGGACATTATTTTTGGTAAAATAACACCACTCATCAAGGGAGAATTTTATCAAAATAAAAACTACCAAGATAAACCAATGTTAAATCCATTTTACGATTTAATAGTTGATTTTCATTTGGATAAAAAAAAAATCAAAGCTCACGATTCAATATATTTTTACATACGAAATGATTATCCAAAGACTAAATGGTTAAAACAAAATGATAATAAATTTATACCGGCAGTGCTCGATATGTATGGAATTAAGTCCAAGTATTTAATAGGTGAAATCAATAAAGAAAGTACCATAGAAATTAACATTAGAACGTTAAGTTACATATGTAAATTGTTTGGTGAAGGATATGTTGATTACTTAAAACAATTTAATTGGAAGTATCATTCACAATTTTCAATGCCCAATAAAAGATATCATATCCTTTTAAACAATGCAGAAAAAGGATTTATGGTGAGACTATTCAAAAATTGGGGAAAGGTTGATTTGAAATCCGATTCAATAGTTAAAGGTATCAATGATTTGTTATCGATGAGAGAATATATAAATGATAAATTTGACGATTTAAAGTTCAAAGCAAAGAATGTCCACACATTTGAAACGTTATATAAAAAATGGGAAGGGTTTAAGAATCACATAAAGAAGGGGTACAGAATAAGGGTGGTACTTAATGATGATTTTGTTAGAAAGGTGGAAGAGGGTATTTGTGTTGATGAAAAACTATTTAATGTAAGAATATTAAAAACAGAACAGGATTTTGTGGTTGAGGGATATAATATGAAGAATTGTATGGGTAATCAATTCAACACTGCACAATTTTATATTTACATATCCATGTCCCATAAAGGTAAGACCATAAACTTACAATACAGGAAAGGGTCGTTGTCCCAATCTTATGGAAGAGCGAATACTCCCGTAGACCAAATATTTAATAATGCTATTGAAAAGTTAAACAAAAAAATCGCAGAACACCCTGATATTGAAATCAAAAAGGAGAAATTTGATTTTATTTGAAATATCACAAAAAATATTTGGTGATTTGATATTTTATTTTTATATTTGAATCGGTATTTTTTGTTTTTATCAATTTTTTTATTATATTTTAATATGCAAGAAAAAGAATCCAAAACAAACACCCACTTCAGAATCAGTATTGTGAAGTCGGGAATGAGATTAGGAGCGTGTTATTGTCTCTTCACATTAAACTTTTCAGGCGCAGCCGCACTATTCTGTGTTGCAGAAATATTCGGTATCGCTGAAGAAATTTTTTAAAACCTTAAATATGAAATATTTAAAAGACGTAAGATTTTATTTTGTAATCCTAGCAATTGGTTTTATTTGGATGCTAAATGAAAATCTAAAAAACAAAACAGAAATTAAAAAATTAGACGACGGGGTTGTTAGATTAGAATTTGAAAAAGATAGTCTAACCTCTGAACTTTTTGTCTCAAGTGTTGAACTACATAGATATGAAATCGCCTTTGAAATTTTCATGAAAAGAAACCCTAAAGCTGCGGAACAATATGGAACAATCATCTCCGAAGAGACAGAATAATAGAACAAAGAAAACGACCACACCTGAAAAGAAGATGATACTTGTAAGCTCTGAAAATGAAAATGTACAAGACATTGGCTCGGGCAATGATTGGATAGAGATTAAGACATTCACAATTGTTAGAATGAATGAAATAATTTGGGTGCAACATAATAATGCTCCAGTACATTTAAGAGTTGACATAACGGCTGACCTCGGAACAATACCGAAGGAGTATCATGAGATATTCTTAAACATGATGGGTTCAAGATATTTGGGTAAAGTAAATTTCGGTGATAACCCATTCTCGCAGTGTCGACCAGTCAAAAGGAGAAAGTGGTGGCAGTTTTGGAAATCAAAATATTTTACTATATGATAATATTGTATTCCATACTCGGTTTCTTTGTTTTTTCAATGATACTTATTGGTTACTGTTTAGCAACCGCACCTTTAATGGATGATGAGGGTAACTTATTAGATGACAAAGGAAACATTATAAACAAAAAGGGTGAAATTATTAAACCAATTGAAGAAATAAAAAAATGGTTGGAAGAAAAATATAAATCAAACAAATGAACACGTTTTACTTTTTTTTGGGTGTACTTCCGGTGGTTGCTCTCATTTCTTATCTGTGGGTAAGGGCAATAGATAACGTGAAAAAAAATCATCCTAACTATAAAGGGGAAGATTTTTTAAATTGGGATAGAAAGAATGATAATTGGGGTGATAATTCAACAAATTCGGAAGGTAATTTTTAACCATGATAGAATTTTTTAAGAAGAATCAAAAAAACTTAACAATGGCGGGAGCGTTAGCCCTGTTGTTGTTATGTTATTTTCAAAGAAGAGAAATTAACAGACTCAGGAAGGAAAACAAATCGGTTGAGATGATGAATATCGATGAGATTAAAACCGACTCATTGTCTAACGAATTTCTCGAAGGAAATGAAAATAAATAGCCCCTTTGTAAAGGGTTTCGTAAAAGAAATAATTCCAAGGGTTTTCGCGGTATCAATCAAAGATAGGTACCAAAGAGCCATGTTATTTTGTAGGTACCAAGAGTTTTATGAATCACCATATCTTGAAATAAGAGGTAAGTTTTTTTATTGGGAAGACTTCATGTCTTTGTACAAAGAAAAGAGGAAAGAAGGGATATTTACATATCCTGAAGATTGGTCTGGTTTTAATATACCATCAAAGGTTATTCGGGAAGGTTTAGATACGTTTGACAAAGACAAGGGACCTTATGACGAGATAATGAGTAAAATATATTACTATTGTGAAGATTATCCTCTAAGATTTCAAAAACCAAGGGGTAGGTGGTATCTGATTGCCGCCAATAATATGGATTCATCAACGATGAAACATGAGATAGCCCATGGTCTTTATTATACGAACAACGAATATAAAAAAGGAATGAATGCTTTAATTTCTAAAATGAAAGCAAATCAATACAACAAGGTAAAGAGGTCATTAACTCGTTTGGGGTATCGTGATGATAAAAAAATAATTGACGATGAGATTCAAGCATATTTTGCGACAGGATTAGATAAAAGTTTTGGTGGTAATGAGTTTAAGAAATTACAAAAAGATTTTATAGATATATTCAATACCTACATGACCACCCCGAAGTAACTCACTTGGTTGCGGTTGATGATTTAGATATGGGTAAAAATGGTGAGTCTTGGAAAGAATGGGGATTGGATAACCTTGTTTCGACCCCATTAGGAAGCCAAGGGATAAAACAATCGGGTATCAAAGATAAAATTATTCGTTTTATAATAGATTAAAACAGGTTTTTCAATATTTATTGGTAATATTTATATCTTTTATGAAAAGGTCCCTTCAGGAAGAATTAGAGAAAATACACTCGATTACTTATGGTAAAAAGGTAATTAATGAGGGTATCATCGATACTATTTTACAAAAAGTTGGATTAAAGAAATCCGATGGAAAAAAGGAGGATGACCCAACCAAAGCGGATTTTGTTTCTGATGATGTTAAACAATTCTTTTCCACATTAGAAAATATAAAAACAGATATTCAACAACAAACATCTGGCGGATATGAATACCAAAAAGATGTTGAGAGTGTTCAAATTGGTTTAAAAATATTAGGTTATGATTTACCCAAATACGGAGTTGATGGTAAATACGGACCAGAGACCGCAGCCGCAGTTCAGAAATTTAAGCAAGACAATAATTTAGAAAATAAATCAAGTAATGGTAGTTCAGGAGAACAAATATCGGAATCGATATTGGTTTCAATACTTGATGATTTTAAATTAATGAAAGAGGCGGTCCAACTTGTTCGGTTGGATGATACATCATATTCAAATGTAAGGTTTGATAGAGACGGAACTCAATATGATGAGGTAAACAAAGCATTATTAGATGACCTACAAAAAGCGGCTTCTGCGGCTGGTGTTGTTGCAACAATTACAACCGCAAAAACTGGTCACGGATTTTTTACAAAATCTGGACATAAAAGTAGACACATGTCTAAAACGGCGGTTGATATTGCAATATTAGATGGTCAAGGAGCTAAGGGGGCATCAAATCCAAATAATGGTAATCCGTCATTTAGAGAGAAGGGTAACTTACTTAAAGATGCTTTAGTTCAATTAGGATATACTTGGAACACAGAGAGTGGTAATCCTAAAGCAGTACTTTGGCAAACCGATACCGGTGGTAATCACTACAATCACCTCCACGTCTCCAACAATTCAGGGGCGTCTACCGCTGAACTTGATGCTATGTCTTTATCTGGCGGAGGGGGTTCCTTAATGTCACCAGAAGATATTAAAGTGTTGGTTGATAAATTAAAACAAAAAGGAGTTACATCTGAGGAATTAAAAGTATACATTGATTCTGTTTTAACAGGGGGTGGTGCTGAGTTTACCGATATAGATTTAAATACAACTGAAGGTTTTGACGTATATACTGAAATCTGTCAGAAATTTATAAGTACAAATGGTCCTAACCCACTTGGAATTACAGGTGAGATGATGGCTAAAGGCGCTAAAGAAGCATTTATGAGATATCAACGTTATGTCCCACCAGAATTAGCATTAAGTCAATTAGTACTTGAAGGTGGTATTCGTAATGATAAGTTAGAAAGTAGACCAATCAGAACCAAAAACCCGTTCAACGTTGGTAACACCGATTCAGGCGCTAATGTTGAACACAATGAAGTTCAGTCAGGTATCAATGCATATTACAATTTGGTGGCTAGAAATTACTTAGGTAAGGGCAAAACCGCTAAAGACTTGATTACCAACTTTGTAAATAAGAATGGTAATCGTTATGCTACGGCTCCCGACTATGAGAAACAATTAAACGTTTTAGCATCCCAAGCCCGTAGAATTGCTACGCCGGTAATAGCGAAAGTGACCTCACAAAAAAGTTCAAGTGCTGAAACGATAGCGTAATATTTTTTTTTTAATAAAATATTTTTTATCTTAGCAAATATAAAACCGACAACAATGGCAAAAGACAATTGTATCATCTGCGGAAAAGAAACCCCTTACGAGTACGAAACACACATCGATTACAGAATTGGTTACATTGAAGGTGCGGGGCAACTCTGTTCGCATTGTTATCTGAAGGGTTCTCCCGAGGGAAGAGAAACCATTTGTGTACCAAAACACGTCATTTGGGAAACTCCAAACGATATGGAATTGGGTAGAAAAATTAGAAGCTACTCCAATTTTGGTATTTAACCTGTAATTCCATTTCAATCCATCTATAATTTCCATAATTATAATCAATTACGAAGTATTTATATTAAGTAAAACTATCGATAGATGGATAAAAATACAGAAAAATATTTGAGAAGTTTAATTAAAGAATCTCTAACCTCAGATGTTGGGGAAATGGCGTATAAACGTAAGGAAGTTAGAGATGATGGTTCTAAGTTAGCAGCGTATAGACCATTTTTTAAGCAAGATAACAATACTGAGATACCAGATTATTGGATTTGTAACCCCACAAAAGAACAGGGTAAGGACATTTTAATTGTACCTCTCGATTGTCAGGAATTATCGGAATTTGAATCCGCAAATGCCGATTGGTTAAAATCATTAGAACAAACCCACTCATTAAAACCCCAACTTGTCGCCTGTACAAGAGGAAAATATAAGAGACCAATAGAGAAGTACCTTGAAGGTGGGTATAAACCAACAGGTGAGAGATATTCCGCAAGCGAGTGGAACAACAGAATTATTAAAGATATAGTTTCAAAACATTTCGAAAATGATGAGTTTAACAATGAACTTAACAAAAGAAGTATTCCGGGTGTTGTGTCGAAAGATAGAAAGAACGTAAGTCAATATGGTTCATTTGAAAATGAACGTATAAAATATGAGACTCACAATAACAACGGATATGCTTCAGCATCGGATTTCTTGAGAGCAGCAATTGCTCGTTTGAATGGAGAAGAAGCACCAAAATATAAAACCTTCCACATGGCTCGCCAATATAATAATAATTATAGTAATTGGAGAGCAGACAAAAAAATGGATAAAAGATATGCTGGTCAAACTGAAATATATCTGTTGGACGCCTTCGGTTATGAACAATCTAATTTGGATGTTTTATTAAGAGCAGATTTAGAAATTAATGGTGAAAAGTTAGCAAATAGTTTTGTTTGGAATGTGAGATTCAAAACAATTTTCGCAAAAAAGTTACCAGATGATAGTAGATTAAAAGGTGGATTCCACGACGATAAACTATTCCAATCATCGTCAACAGCTCAACTTGATGCTAATAAAGTATTCAATGATAATAATCCAATAATGAAGGATATCAATGTTGTAAATGCTTTGATTCAGGCAATTGAAGATTTGAAAGACCAAATTAAATCAACAAATCCAAATGATATTTTGAGGAAAGCATCGGTTAAACAATACCAAGTTGGCCCGGCCCAACCCACAGACCGTCGAATTCAAGAAAATATAATAAAAAAAATAATTAAAAAATTAAACAATTAAAAATGGCAATTCAAGTAACAGGATTTTTTCCAAACGCACACAATGAGAGCTACGTAAAAGACCCAGTAATTACCTTACAGGTTAAACAAGTACCAATGGGTAAATTAAGTGTAGATTGTCTATTATGTGTCTCAAAAGAATATACCTATCCAGGTAATAACATTGCACCAAAAACAGAATTAATGCAGGTCTCAATGTTCAGCATAAATGATATCGATAGAACAGTACTAAGTTTCGACGCGTCAATCACAGACCCATACGAACAATTGTTAGCTTCGGTTCAGGATTTCTTAATTGATAAATTCACAACCGAAAACCCAACACTAACTTTAGCTGAATACGTATCCGCTGAATAAATTAAACCAAATTGGTAATAACATTTAAAAAAATTTAAAAACAAATAAAATGAACACAAAACAATGGGTTATATCCCAATTAGAGTGCAAAATCCAAGAAGGAGATTTGCAAAATGTAGTTTACGTAGTACATTATCGCAGACAAGCAACGGAGGTGGTTGGAGATAAAACCTACTTTGCCGACACCTATTCATCATTAGGTTTACCTGCGCCTGACCCTACGGAGTTCACCCCTTACGAGGACTTAACAAAAGCACAAGTAGAGGGATGGCTAAATGAAAATTTGCCTATTGCCGACATTGATGCAGGTTTAGATGCACAAATTGAACTTCAAAAAAATCCAACTACAAGCACACCTGAGTTGCCTTGGAATGAAAACAACCAGGCGTAATCTATATGAACTACCAAACCACTAAAGATGGTTTGGTTTCTTGGGTAGATGAACCAACGTTCATCATACCTCCACAAGCGTAAATTTCTGCTGTTCCAGCAGTATTATTTTTTGTAAATGCAAGGTGTTTGATGTTATTTGCTGCAAGAACATCTCGATTGTGTGTTCTTCCGCAGGAATTACAAGTGACCATCACATGGATGATATAAAAAATATTGTTGGATAGCTTGAAAAATCAAAAATAATTTCTTATATTTTTAAAAAAGGAAAAGATGAACATTAAACAAGCTCTAAAGAGAAAAAACAAATTGTTGGCATTAGTTGTCGAAGAATTTAACAAGGCTTCAACCTACAATAGTATTGAAGAGGGTAATCCGAGACCATATTCTACCACAGAATCAATTAAAAAATGGCAACTATATTCGGAAGAATTGGTTGAATTGAAAACTAAAATTCATAAAGCCAATGTACCGATGTTTGATAAAATTTTCACTCTTTCTGAATTGAAGAGTCAAATTAAATTTTTGAGAACATTGAATTGTACTCAAGGAAAGGAAAGAAATCGTTGGTCTGAGGGCGAGGCGGTAGTCCGTCACGCTGAGATTAACACCGTTGAAAGGGATAATATGATTAAAGTTCTTGAAACAAGAATTGAAATGATTCAAGATGAACTTGACGATTTTAATTTCATTACTTTAATTTAAAATTTTGGATTGGGGGAGAAGGATAATTTTAATAATGAGTTACACAATTTAAATGGCTGCAAACCATTCAACACTTGATAAGTTAACGATGATATCGAATATCAAAACTCAGAACTCAAAATATTCAAAATTGTAATTGACTGTCAAAGTTTAAAATTCCTTTTAATTCATTTTAAAGTTTGAATTCAAACCCAATCCTCCTTTTTTCTAAATTTATGATGAACAACATATTTGAAATCTTTATTGGAATAGTCTCTTGTTATGTACTCGGGGTAATAATCTATTTAGCAATGCAATTTTTTTCTATTAGAAAGGAACCTGAAATGATAAGTTCATTATACATCGATGAGAACAAGGAACCCGAAACGGAATTAGATTATAATCCAAAACGAATGAAAGAAAATAAAAGTAATCGGGATAACCCAGTTGTAAAGGTAATTAAAAGGAAACAAACTAAAAAGGGGTCATTCAAGACAAAACTTAAATAGATTCAAATACCCTTTAAGATGGGATTTAAAAAAAATTAATTTCTATAAAATTATAACCCCTACCCACAAAGGAGGGGTTTTTTATTGGATATTGATATTTATATATAAAAATAGACATGGCTAAGATTATTAAACTATCACTCACCGACATCGAGAATATCGTTAAGAACACTATTAATGAAGCGGAATTCGATGATTTTGATACCAAGACACAACCTGAGGAATTACCCGACGCCCAAAACTATGAGGACGAGGAAAAAATTAAAAAAACTATGGCAATCGGTAGAGGTGAAGATGGTAAGATTTACGTAACAGACGTAGAGACTGGTGACATTTTAGGGGTTAAATAACTATTTACCCTTTTTAGATTTAATGTCCTTTTGAATGTTTGATTTAAGTTTAAATAAACCCTCAAGTATAATAACATTTGTTTGAGGGTTTTCTATTTCATTCAGAATTTGTTTGGTGGACTCATCAACTCTTGGTCGCACTGAATCTGTAAATCCCATTTGTGAATATCGTTCAAGTGATTCTCTTTTTAGAACTCTTACACCACCCTTCTTAACTTCTGTCTTAATCTTATTTTCCAAATCTACAATCTGATTCATAATCTCTATTTCTCTATCAACTATTGCATTGGTACATTCTCTTTGGTTACTTATTATTTGAGTATTTAATTCGTTTACTCTAGTGTTCAGTTCTTCGATTTGGGTATTTTGCAACTTTACTCTTAGAACCAATTCATCACTACTTGATGTAAAAGAATCAACCATTTTTGGCCCGATTGAAATCAAAATGATTGAAAATAACAACAATAATAATGCAATTATTCTTTGACCTTGAGTGAATTTTGATAATATATCAGATATATATTTGAACATTCTAGTAATAAATATTTAAAAAATATTATGGGCAAAAATAAAAAGGGGATTAATAATAAAGTCGTTACCCTCTACGAACCCGATGGATATGATGAATTCGATGTTTATGTCACATATACCATTTTCAATGAGAAAGAAATATTGGATGATTCTTTTGGAGATTCACAATACATCAATCGAGAAGACATTGATATAAAACACTATGAATCAAATAGTGACGAGGAAATGCCTGATTGGGTTACCGAGGATTTAATTTATGATTCATTGGTTGAAGAATTGGAAGACGAGGTAGATGATTGGGAAAATGAAAACGAATTGAAAGATTTAGAAGACGATACAGACGAGGAAGACGACGAGAATTGGTAAAAATTTTGAATATTTTTGGTATTTTCAGGTTATATCGATACATTTGTAAATATAAGGATATAATATGTCAAACAACAACTCAAATTCTTCTGAAAAAATCGGACTTTTCGGTCTGATGTTCTTAATATTTATGACCTTAAAACTTATTGGTTTATTTGAACCAAGGGTAACCGCACCATTATGGGGTGGTTTTGCACTTATTCTTGTTTTATACTTTTAAAAAAATTATAATGAAATACGTTAGTATTGACATTGAAACTTCGGGACTTAATCCTGAAACAAACGATGTGTTGTCTATAGGCGCAATTATCGAGGACACATCCAAGAAGTTACCCTTCGAACAAATTCCAAAGTTTAATGCTATTGTTCTCCAACACACCATTCAGGGTTCGCCCCGAGCAATCACTATGAACAAGGATGTTATTTCAATGATTGGTGAGTATCTTGAGGGTAAGGATGATGTAAGAGAGATTTTAAATAGTAATAGTGGATATAAATTCTACGAAGAAGAGGAGGTAGTTAAAAAGTTTTATGAATTCCTTTGGGTAAACGGATATGGTGATGGGGTTCTAAATCAATTATTGGTAACATCGAAAATTGATTCAAACTTAAAACCTATTACACTAAATGTTGCAGGTAAAAACTTTGGAACATTTGATAAATTGTTTTTGGAAGAATTGCCGTTGTGGAAAAAACTAATTAGAACTCGTCAGAGAGTAATTGACCCATCAATCTTATTTGTTGATTGGTCAGAAGATAATGCTCTTCCTTCACTTTCTAAATGTAAAGAACGTGCCGGTGTTGGGGGAATTGTTACCCATAATGCTCTTGAAGATGCGTGGGATGTTGTTGAACTACTAAGAAAGAACTACTAGTCCAAATAAAGTGCCACGAATTAAAAAGAATGTTTTAGGTATAAGTTAATATAATTTTTATAGTTTTATATTAAAATATTTTAAATATTTTTTGGAATATTAAAAACTTGTGTATATCTTTGTGGTATGAAAACACTAATAATTCACCCAAAAGACAGGTCGACAACCTTTTTGGACATCGTATACAATCCGATACCTAACAAGACGGTGATAACTGGTGGGGTTACTAAACATAAGATAAAAAAGTTAATTAAAGAACATGACCGAGTTATGATGATGGGACATGGTTCATCTTATGGTTTATTTTCGGTTGGCATGTTCAAAAACGCAAATGGTTTTATAATCGACCAAACAATTGCTTCAACGCTTAAAGAAAAAAACAATTCAGTATTTATATGGTGTAATGCCGACATGTTTGTTAACCATCACAATTTAAAAGGATTCTTTTCAGGTATGTTTATTTCGGAAATTGGTGAAGCATACTATTGTGGTTTACTTGGCACAAAACAACGTGTGGTCGACGAATCTAATTTTGGATTTTGTAATATATTATCAGAGGTAATCAACGAACCACAAGAATCTGCATACAAACACATAATGAGTAAGTACGGACGAATTGCCGAATCTAATCCCGTGGCTTTATACAACCATAAACGACTTTATTTATCAATCTAATGGCGCGATACATTATTATTAAGAAAATGATTACGGACAAGTTTAACGTAGATGGTGAACCCCGCTATGTCCATGTAATCATGAATGACTCACAGGGTGAAGTTGAGGAATTCGAAAATGAAGATGGGGTAAACAAAATGGTCGAATTGCTAAATGCAAATACCGATTCAGGTAACTGGGGACACACATATTTTTCACGTAAAATAATTGACTAATGAAAACTTTTAAGGATTTAGTTTTTGTGGAAAAACCCCATAATATGGGAGTATCAGCTCGTATCGAATTCGATAATGGTTATGGTGCTTCCGTTGTGAAAGGACCTCATACATATGGGGGTAAAGACGGCCTTTATGAAATGGGAATATTGGATTCTAGTGGTAATCTCACATATGAAACACCAATCACAAATGATGTAATTGGTTATTTGAGTGAATCCGAGGTATCCGATTATTTGAGAAAGATTCAAGAATTATAGAATGTCTGATAAAATCAACCCATATCTCTATCCAGGTTTGAAATATACTTTTATTAATAAGTTTAGAAAAATATTTACCGAACAGGAAATATTAACCATTATCTTAGATAATTTTGGATTAACATTTGAAATGGTATCATCAAAAGTTCGAATTAGAAAGTTTGTTGATGCGAGAATTGTAATTAGCTACATTCTAAGAAAAAAACTTGGATACACTTACACTCACATTGGTAGGGTACTTGGTCACAGGCACCACACAACAGTAATCTACAACGAAAAAAAGTTTGTTGATTTATATCTTACCGATTCGGGATTCAGGGACATATCCGATGTGATACTTAGTCATGTTGGTTTAAAACCGCCAACACCATGAAAAATATCTATATAATCATTTTATTTTTATTACTTTCTTCCCCTTTATATTCACAATTAAATCCTAGTATTGGTAGTCGAATATTTAATTATTCAGTTTCATATGGGCCAAGAAAGACAAATGTTTTCTACTCAATAGGTTATTCATTTAGCTCACAAAACTCAATCCCATCGATAGAATTTGGTTATTTTCCAATATCCGCAGGAATGTATATTGTTCAGAATGAGAGATTTGTGTTGAATAGTAAACCCGCGGATTATTTTTATACTCTTAACTACATATATCGTAACAAAAAAAGAAATAAATTGTTACTAATGGGTGGAATTGGGCCATCAATTAACAAAGAATTTAAAGGTGTGGTTGTTAAAATCGGTACGGACTTCAGAGTTGCAGAACCGTTTTACCTATCTTTGCATTCATTTCAAGAATTGTATGGTGAATCTAAAAACCATTTCACTTTTGGTGCTAAACTTTGTTTGTTTAATTAAACTAAAAAACATGAAAAAGAATTGGATTGACAAAGCAATTGAAAACTCATTCACAAAATCGGAGAAGAATGGTAACTTTGAAAAACAAGTTATCACAATTGAAATATACAAAAAAAACAACATAAAAAACTTTTCAGATATTAAATCTATTTGTGATATTTTATTGAAGAGACTTAATTTTGGTAAACGATAACATCCAATAGGTTGAAACTACACCCCATTCCAAGAAGCAGTTGAGAACATCAAGGTTATCGAGGGTCGTCTAATGACCAAAGAATTTTACGAGTTACATTATTTAAAAAGGAACCAGTAAAATCGGAACGCAATTTGTTTAACGTTTAAATCATATTATATGTTTTATAAATTTGATAATAAATCGTTAGTTTGGGAGAAAGATTGGAGAAAAACAAAAATCGCGTTGTCGGTTGTTATTGTTTTAATGTTCGCCTCGTTTCTTCTTGGGAGATTCCAAAGATTTTCTTCACTTGACCAATATGAAAAGGAATTACTGGTCATTAGTTTAGACGCTGAAAAGAATAAATTCAACAGGGATAGATTGATAGATGAGATAAAAAGATTGAATGTAAAGTATCCACACATCGTTATGGCTCAATCTATAATTGAGACGGGTAATTTCAGTAGTCGTATTTTCAAAGAGAACCATAATCTCTTTGGTATGAAGAAAGCCACAATAAGAATTAATACCGCTTTGGGCAGTCAGCATGGGCACGCTTTCTATGATAATTGGAGAGAATCATTATATGATTATGCTTTTTATCAATGTCGTTATCTGTCGGATATAAGGTCCGAAATGGAATATTTTCAATATTTATCTAAGACCTACGCGGAAGCCGGTGATGGATATATCAGTGCAATAAAACAAACAATAGAAAAAGAAAACTTAAAATCATTATTTTAATATAAGATTGAAAAGATTATTAGTACACCTAAGGAGATTCTATCCTTATTTAAAGTTCGTATAGGAAAAACGAATCGAATATATGATTAGGTCAGGAAAGACATTATTTTAAGTAATCCCCATTATGGGGATTTTTTTTTTATTAAAATTTTGGACATTCAAATTTTTTTCTTATATTTTAAATATGCTATACAATAAATTTCCACCCGAGTGGAAACTATGGATATGGACCAACATAGTAAATGGTTTCGATAGAGAATCTGTATTTAACATCTTACTAAATCACGGATTCAATTACAATTTAATCAAAAACGAATTAGAGATTGACCCAGTCAAATCGATGATTTGGCAAAGACAATACACCCAACCTGATTTGTCAAAAAGTTCTGACAAATCCATTTATCCTTTGAATCTTAGGTTATGTGATAATCCAAACGCTTATCGTTTTGATAGTAATCTAATTGAGCTGTATCGTATACCCGACTTTCTCACTTATGATGAGTGCGATAGTTTAATGAACGACCCAGATGAATTTCTAACCCTCGTTGAAAATAGATTTGATATTGCCACAGGAGTTGAAAGAAAGGATAGTGATGTTGTTGAAATTATAAAATACAATGAGAAAGAAGGTGACATCATGAATGAATATGGTTCTTGGACCATCATTGTTTTTATGGATAACATTTTAGAAGGAGGAGAGTTAGGGTTTACCAAACTTGATATTAAATTTAAGTCAGTCAAAGGAGAGGCAATTGTATGGAGAAACTTCTATCCTAATGGTAAACGTAATGAAAATTCTGAGTTCATTAATTTACCGGTTGGTGAAGGAACAAAGACAATAGTGATTAAAAATTATTCCAAAGAAGTAAAAGAAGTACAAGAGATTAATGTAGATATATAAAATAGTTGAATGAAGTATTATATAATAATTTTTATATTCCAAATTTTATTTAGCATATTCAAAGTATTAGAAATTAAATTCACATATGAAAACAAATTGAGACCTCTGTTATTTAATTCCATTTGGATAAATTTGGTTTCATTAGCTGCTGTTTACTATTCTTTGGATAGATTGTTTGTTGGTGACCTGTGGGTCATTCCTTTTTATGTTATGGGTAGTGTTATTGGTAAGTGGATAGCGATGACCAAATATTAAATTTATATTATTTTACTTTTTAAATATTTTTTTGGATATCTAAAATATTATTGTTATTATTGTGTATAAATATTAAAACCGAACAACATGCAAGAAGACAAAGACAACTTCGATTATCAAGGAAAGAGAAGAGACCAAGTGCAGTTTAGTGAAACTGTTACTTACTTTTCAATCATAGGTCTAATACTAATAATTGTTATTGCACTAATCAGTCAACAATTTTGATATATGGAAATGATTATACACCCAACATTCTTTGACCATAGGGGTTGTTACGCTCCTATTGAATTAAGAGCAATGGATATGGAATGGACACAATGTTCTATTAGTGTCAATGAAAAACCTTTTACATTTAGAGGTCTTCATTATCAAACCAATCCACCACAAAGAAAATACATTAAAGTAGTTCAGGGAGAAATTGTGGACTTTGCTGTTGATTTAAAAACTGGTGATGTCGACTTTGAAAAACTAACATCTGGTTATGCCGTTTATATCCCTGACGACAAAGCACATGGGTTTCTTACATTAACACCCAACACCATTGTTGTTTATTTGGTTTATGGTGAATACAACCCTGAATCAGAACACTCATTGGTTTGGAGTGAAAACAAAAAGGTCTCCAAGATTGTCGGTGCATTTGTCGGTGATAATGAAATCACAATTTCAGAAAAAGATTTAACAGGTAATTTTGCTGATTTAGAAAGATACAAAAGAGGAAGAAGTAAATATTAACCGATAACTATAATGAATGAATTTAGATTTGAACATGAATTTTGGACCATTAGAAAACTAAAAGAGTATTGTGACGATGGTAAATTAGAAATTCTACCACACCAACGACCACTTAAATTGGGTAAAAACCACGTTAAAACATTCATTCAGTCTGTTTTGAATGGTGACATGACCGATGTCCCATTAAAATTTGCCGACATTGAATCATGTAAAAAGAAGTGTGAAGGAACCGAAGACGAAGAGTTCTTTAATTTTTATTTAGAACAAGATAGAATTCACACAGTTGAAGATGGACAGCACAGAATCATCGCCATTCAAGAGGTGGATGAGTCACACTTTAAAGATGAATTTGTAGGTAAACTTGAGGAATTTATGAATACAAAGATTATTGTATTCATATATCACAACGCAATAAGAGAGGATTTAATTCGCAAGTTCGGAAAAACAAATGGGTCAAGAACTGTAACCACAGCCGAAACATTGTGGGGACAACACAACGAATTCAATACAAGCGTAAAAGAAACGTTTGTAAACAACGAGAATTTTATTCGATTGTATGGAGTAAAGAAGAAGAGTGATGCGGTTGAGAGAATATTATACGGAAACATAATTAAAATGTTAAAGGTGTGTGGTTTCTATGATGGAGTGGTTCAGGGAAGTGCAAACACTAGTTCCCCATCAATGTTAACCTTTGTGGGTTCAAACATTGATATGAGTAGATTTTCAAATTGTACATCTTTGTTTGATAAATGGTATGCAATCATATGTACTAAAGACCAAAAGATTTGTTCAACCTTTGCTTATCAATCTAACTTGTTTTTTCTTTTACACATTCTTAAAAACAAAAAGATTGAATGGGATGTAAATAAAATAGATGACTACGTAACAAAGCTGAGTGATTCAAGGAGTTCAGCAGAAAAACGTTACGAATATATTTTAAGTGATTTCAAATGAAAGAAGTAGAAATGCAGAACCACTTGGTTCAGATTTTAAAAAAGTATAATCTACGTAGGGGATTGGTGAGTAAATTAGTTGTCAACCCACTTACATTTATTTTTAGAGATGATGCCGGTGAAGAACTTCGATGGTCTTATTATAATTCTGTTTGCAAGGAGCTGAAGATTAAAAACAAAATCATCAGATTACATGGAATGGATAGTGAAAAGGCGGCAACAAAAAAGAACGATGGTCATATGACGGAAAGGTTCTTTGAAATGTTCGGTTGTGAGGTGGTTCCCGGTGTAAATAAAACAGATTTAATTAAGGATGGTAATGTGTTTGCATCTGTTAAGGGAGGAAAGAAAATCCAATGGGGTATGCACGTAGTAAACAAACTACCCGAAAGATTCCAATTACTTTTTGGTAATTACATTTCGTCTTTTGAAAAAAATTCCGTATATTATACTAACAGAAGGGATATTGCAAATTCAATCATAAGTCACCTTGACAACAGGGATTCAAGATTTGATTTGTTAAACTATTTCTTCAGAAAAGATGAGTGGGTACCATATTTAATTGTCAAAGATTGTGATAGTGGAATATATTATCGAATAAAATACATTGACCTAATCAATGTTCTATGTGATAACATAAGTTTCTATACTACTAAAGACAAAGTAAAAATAGTATCTCGTATTCTTATTAAAAATAAACCAATATCTCTGTTTGAGATAGAGACAAGAAGTGATAAAGGAAATGCATTATTAATGCACGGCAAAAGCAAAGTAATAATAGATATTATAAATAACTTTAAAATTAATGTTGAAGAAACACATCAACAAAACGCCGATTAGATACGCGGGAGGAAAGACCCGAGCAATAAAACATATTATCCTCTATTTTCCAAAAGATGTAACCAAAGTTGTTTCACCATTCATGGGTGGAGGTTCAATTGAAGTTCACTTAACCAATTTAGGTATACAAGTTGAATCATATGATATTTTCAGACCACTTGTTAAATTTTGGAATCAAATTATAGACAACAACAAAGGGTTCGTAGAATTTTTAAGAACAATCGAACCCACCGAAGAAAATTATAAAGTCATTAAGGAGAAGTTGGTTAGGTGGGAATATACCCAAGAAATGTTGAGTGAATGGAAAACCGATTTCTATAAAAGAGAACAACCATTAGAGTTATCGGATGTTGAGGTTGCATCTTATTATTATTTCAATCATAACACATCTTATGGTCCTGGATACTTGGGTTGGCCATCCTCTGTATATCTTAATCCATCTAAATGGAACAAGATGATTGGTGATATATCTAAGTTCGATGGAACGCTTTTATGTGTCGGTGAATCTGACTTTACAAATGTGATTGAAAACAATCCTGATGAGTATCTTTACTTAGACCCACCATACTTTATGGGAAGGGATACTGACAACAAGATGCATGCCGCAATATACCCAATGAAGAACATACCAGTTCACCATGAGGGTTTCGAACATGAGAAACTTAGAGACCTATTAAAGAATCACAGGGGGAGGTTTATTATGTCCTATAACAACTGCGAAACAATTAGGGAGTGGTATAAAGACTTTAGATTGGAGTTTCCGTCTTGGAACTATTCCATGGGGAATGGGGAAAAGAGAATTGGTGAAAACAGAAAACGTGAGGGACTTGTTAACTCGAAGGAATCTCACGAGATTTTAATCATCAAAGAGTAAACAATGAGTACTGATTTAAGAGAGTTATCCGATGAGAAACTGATGTCTCTTTTTTATTGTGAAACGGTTAGACCGATTAATAGTCAAGCGATTTCTATTGGAAGTAAGTTGATTTTTGGTGAGGTTATTCGTAGGGGATTACTTACTTACGACGAGGTTATGGAGCACTTAAATCGTGAAAAAGAATGATATTTATATTAAATAGATATCATGAAAACCTCATTTAAAGCATTGGTTATATATTCAATTGTCATCACTTTCATTTCATGTTTTCTCATCGCAGAGTTAAAAGAAATGACATATGAGTTACAAGAAAAGGAAGAAGAGATACTACAATCAAGTGCAATCATTGATAGTTTAATGAATGAGCAGCACTATTTTATCAAATATATGAATATCCAAAGAAATGATAACAATATCAGATAGGGCGAAGGAACACTTATTGAGTCTACTTAATTCTGAGGGGTTAACCGCGGAGACCCACTTTTTAAGGGTTGGAGTTAAAGGTGGTGGGTGTAGTGGTCTGTCCTATGTCATGGACTTTGATGACCAGACCGAACCCACAGACGAAATCGTGGAACTTCCCGATGGTTTTCGTGTTGTAATCGACAGAAAATCAATACTTTATCTATTTGGAACAGAATTAAACTATACTGATGGTTTAAATGGTAAGGGTTTCCAATGGGAAAACCCAAATGCAAGTAGAACTTGCGGGTGTGGAGAAAGTTTTTCTTTGTAATATTTTGAAATATTCAAAATAATGTCTAAATTTGGATATGAATTCAATCACGCCATTCGAAATGGCTAACAAACTCATTTTGAAACACTTCAAAAAAGAAAACTCTTGGAGTTGTTCAGTTGATTTGTCATCATTAGAAGTGCGTAGAAGAATTGGGAGTTTGTATCATGACACAAAAAAATATGGTCATGCATATGTTTTTTGGGTACAGGTACAAAAAGAGTTGGAATATCTAAAATTTTGATATGAATATAGTAGAGAGTAAAGTTAAGTTAAATGAAGAGGTAAGGATTGTACGTGAACATGTGAGTGCTTATCTACACAAGAACATCAAACTAATTCCAATGAATATTTCATGGAATATGGATTCGTTAAATCACGTTATCAATATAGCCACAAGTATTATGTGTATAAAGTGGGGCATTGGTTACAATGGTGGTTCATTTGCTTCAGCCGTGGCCAGTAATAATCTAACTGCCACGTATGGAAATGCCGATTCTACCAATCGTGATTGTATTCATTTTTACGTGGTAATGATTAACAATTTAGATTATCCTTCTGGGTTACTTAAACTAAATGAAGAATTTTAAACTTTAATACTATGCAATTCACGGAAAAACTTGTTGCCCAAGCCAAACGTTCTTACAATTATTTGTACGAACAGCAAATGGAACACCTATATCCGAAGTTAACGGGTGTATGGGAGGATGACATTGATTTTTGGCTTGAGGAACACAATGAACAGATGTTAAGAATGAAATTTGAGGCGGAAGAAAGAAGAAAAAAAGAAAGGGAAGAGGAAGGGTTGAAGGAAGTAAGGAGGTGGAGAGAAGAGAGGAGAAGAGGACAAGAAAGGAATAATTGGAGTCAAAATATAAATTAAGATGAAAGTAAGAATTATTAAGGTTACAAAACCGAAGACAAATTCATCACCAGCTAATAGTTGGTATGAGGTTCGTGTTAAGACACTTGGATTTTTATGGATAAACGGGGAGATTTATCGCCCGGGTTTCCCCGCGGTTTTTTCTTCATTAGATGAGGCCATGTGTCGATTGGACGATTTGAAGAAGAAAAAATTCAAGAAAGAGTTATGTTGCACTATTAAAATTTAAGGAATTTACAGATAAACAAATGAAGAATTATAAAATAATTTTGGGGGGTCGGGGAGCGGAGGTATTTCTGCATCCGGTAACAGAGCATCAAAAGGGGCAACTTCGTGAACTCGGGGTGGGTGATGATAATGTGGACATGGACTTTAACAAGTTAAATGAGATTTTGGGGGTTGATTCATGGGATTATGCTGATGAATCATATACAGGTTCATATACGGGTGATAGTTGTCACATTGCGGTATATGATGGTGATGAGACCTCGATATGGGCATCGAGTGAGGATGACATGATTAACGAGGGTGAGACCCCTGGTGATTACAAATACATTGAAAAGGAGGATGTTCTTGTCATTGAGCATTATGTCAAAGGAACCTTTAAGGAATACAATTTACCAATTGAGGGGGAGTTTGATATAACCAAGTTAACTTATAAGGTGGCGGATATTCATGAGCAGGTTGAGGTCATTACCGCTTTAAAGTACGATAATGCTGAGTTGGATGATTATGAATGGGGGGATTATTGGTCAAAGGGAACATTTTTTTATATATTCTAATAAAAGATTTATATGACAAAGACAAGAGAAGAAATCGAACTTGAAATTGAGGTTGTTCAAGTTTATGAGAACAACAACATGTTCAACGATTTAAAACCTCCAACGTTTGATGAGTACGAGGAAGTAATTAATCTTAATATCTCTTTGGAAAGGTATGAGGAATGTGCTAGACTTATAAAGGAGAGGGATGAAAAGGGTTGGTTAAGCAATAAAAACAATTAAAAAATGAGATACTGGATAAAGGAAAAACCCAGGGTAGTATATGAGTCCACAACCCGTCAGTTTATTGTTCTTGATGATAAAACGGGGGAGGAGTATCATATAAGAAAGTGGGAGGACACCAAAAGTGCTGGTTATTATATGTTAAACCAATTGGGAGTTTGGGTAGAGTTTCATCCTACAGAGGAGTTAGAGGATTTCTTGGGATTAGTATAAAAGATAACAATGAACTGGATAGGATATATTGGAACCGCGATTATTATTTATCAACTAATAATCTGCATGACCGGTTCATTCTTAATAAATGATTTAATCAAATTAAGGGTGGTAAACCTCCTTGGGGGTTTTATATGGTTGATATATGGTATTAGTTTAAATGATGCGCTCCAAATTGTGATAAATGCAATCATCATTGTGATTAATTCTTATTGGTTTTATAAAAACAGAAACAAATTATAAAATGATTACACATGGCACAACCAAGAAAAAGAAAACCAACCAGCGAAGAAATACTAAAAACAATAATAAATAAAATGTTCGAAATATCAGGTCATGATGTTACCTATGATGATATTGCAGGTAGAAAGGATGCTTGGTATACTGAGTGGACAATGACTACAGCACAAAATGATGAATGGAAAAAATGGATGGTTGAATATTTTAAAAAAGAATGTAAAATGTTTTCCAAAATAGCAGAACGTCAAGCATCAATGTGTGTGTTAAATTGGGGACTAAGATTTAGTGACCCGATTCTCTAGGTCTTTGCGGGAACTTTTATCAACTAAAAGGTAATAAAACATCGCTAGTTGTGCAATCAACCATACATATAAAGAATATTTTGACCTTTTGCCTGACGAGCTTAATCCAAAATTAAATGGTAAAAATTATGAGAAGCGTAGATATTAAAATTTCTGGTAGGAAAATCGAAGGTTATCCCACCGTTACTAGAACTCTAAATTTTGAAACAGTTGACGAGTTCATCAAAAAAGCAGATGCAGTTATAGAGGAAACTAATTTCGGTAAGGGTGACTGTTATGTTGATAATTTTGACAAAATTTTTGATGCGGCTGAGGTTAAGATACTTGAAGAGAATTGGTTTATTATTGATTAAAATATGATTGAGATAAATAAAACATATAATGAGAGTTGTTTGGAAACTATGAAAAGAATGCCAAATGACTATATAAAACTTACTATTACTTCACCACCATACGATGATTTAAGAACATATAATAAAAATGTTGGTTCCAAAAAAGATGAATATAACGGATATTCCTTTCCGTTCGAAACAATTGCAAAAGAATTATTCAGGGTTACTCAAAAAGGTGGTATTGTTGTTTGGGTAGTTTCCGACGCGGTACATAATGGTTCGGAGACTGGAACATCTTTCAGACAAGCTTTATTTTTTAAAGAAATTGGTTTTAAGATTCATGATACAATGATTTATCGAAAATTAAATCCACCACCTAATTCAGGTACAAGGTATCAGCAAATGTTTGAATACATGTTTGTGTTTTCTAAGGGCAAACCAAAAACAACAAATATTCAGTTGAGGGATAGGAGTAATAAATGTAACGATAAAAGAACATACAGGAAAAAGAAATTTTCAAGAAATAAGGATGGAGAATTCAATGAAAATGATTATTTCGTAAAAGAAAAAGTACCTGATTTTAACATATGGGATTTTTATGTTGGTGGAGGAAATTCTACAAATGATAAAATTGCTTTTGAACACCCTGCAATTTTTCCAGAACAATTGGTAAAAAAACATTTGGAATCATGGTCTAATGAAGGTGATATTGTCTATGACCCATTCATGGGTAGTGGAACAACTTCTAAAATGTGTATTTTAAATAACAGACCATATATCGGTTCAGAGTTGTCTGAGGAATATTGTGAAATAGAAAGAAAAAGAATATAAGTTATGGAACAGTTAACACAAAAACTAATGAGCATTTGTGCTCCAAATGCACCACTTGAAAACAATCACAGCAATATGGTGCATACCTTCCGGCTTACCCACACTGGTGCCGCCGACAGTTTAGACAATACGTTTGGTATTGACAACCTAACAGAAGAGCAGAAAATACAAGTAGGAGAAGAACTTATTAAACACTTTGAATTTAGTAGAATTGCATGGATGGAATTACCTGCAGGCTTAACTGAAGAAGGTACTCCTATCGTAGCCAAGGCTATAAAAATTCACGATACAGAAAATCCTAAACACGTAGGACAAGTAGGGTATGTTTATAAAGTATTATTCACGCCTGTAATGTATCAACCAATGGAACTACATACCCCAGTAAAAGATGGTTGCGTTTTTGCGCCAACAATATATGACCCTGCAACCTTTGAACCAAAAAAAAGCATTACAATTACTTGGTCACCTGAATTTCCACAAGACATTGATGCTCCTGCAAGAACATATGAAGATGATAAACAAATGATTCGTGATTTATTGGAGAAAGTATTAACAAATCCTGAAGAATATAGACCAAAAGGATTTAGAGGTTGCATAGTAAGATATGCAACCGCACCCAACAATTAAAGCACCTTTATCAAATTAAAAAAATATAAGTTATGGAAAGATTACATGTAAAATTTATTAAATGGTTATCTAACAAGTTTGGATACAAAATTGCAATGTTAAAAGCATCAAATGGAACAACCACAATTGAAGGTGATAAAGAATTGCTCCGATATGTTGATATTTCGGGATATTTCTTTAAAAAAGAACCGCTGAAAAGGACTTACCAAAAGTTTGTAGAACCCGAACCTATTAAACCATTAACATCAGAACAGTTAAAAGAATGGGACCAATGATTGCAGATTATTGATTGAAATTTCTAAAAATTAAACCCCACCCCATAATAGGTGGGGTTTTTTATTTGTACCATCTAAACAAATGGGTCGGGATATTTATTGGTGATGAAATATATTTTAACTGAGAATCAATTCCAATCACTAATAGAAAATATTGGAGATAAGGACTCAAGTATTAGATATGATAAGTTTGTTGAGGAACTTTTTGAGACCAAATTTGAAGTTTATTTTCAGGTTCATAAAATTGTGGAATTAGATGATAAAAGAATGGGAGAGTTTGGTGATGAACCTTTGGGGAAACATCTTAAAAGAGAATTGAGTCCAAAAGCCGCAGATTTATACATAAGACCAAATTTCAAAGGAGAAGTAGATAAAAAAAATCCACTAATTGAGCTGCAAGTTATTTTTTCAACTATCGACCTCGGTTTAGACGATTATTCTGTTCATATATCGAATTTGATGGAAATATCGGGAAGAATAAGGTCTATTGCAGAAAAATATGGATTTTCTCTTGTGGTTAGGATTGTTTCCACCGACAAGGATTTTTTGGATGTATTATCTTCAGCGTCCAAAAGCCAATTACAAAATAGTTATGTTGTTACGGAAAATGGGATTAAATTCGGTAATGAAGAAATATTAAAATATCTGAAATGAACCTACAAGAAGAAATACAGAGAATTAAACAAATGATGGGACTTATTACTGAAGTGACTAATCCATATAAAGTAGAATGGTTAGAACCAACGCAAGAATACTTTACACAAGAGTTAAGTGAGTTATTGGGAAATGAGATGAGGTTTTCAAAAGGAGAATTTTTTCACCCTGATAACTTTGACCAAATGTATTCTTTATTTCCTCATACATTCAAAATGATTGCGAAACATTCTAAAGGGGAAGAATTGGAAAGTGATGAAGAAATCAAAAATTTATTATTGAATAAAGAAATACATGAATTGATGGATGATTGGGGTAATTTCAGACATGTTTTAATTAATGATACTGAGTCACAAAAAGAGGCATTTAATTTCTTCAACAAAGGTGTGATGAAAGTTTGGAAAGGTACAGACCCCCAAACAGGAGAATATATTGATAATACAGATAAAACTTTCTATATGGGTAAACTTGGAAAGTTTATGGAATGGGACCCCGAATATAAAGATACGACAACAGGTGGGTTTACAAAACAATATAAAGATTCAGAATACAAAGACCAGCTTGGTGGATATATCGGAAATATAGAACAACAAAGAGACTATGCAAAAAAAGATGAAACAAGAGAACTTCCAGCACCATTTGTTATAAAACTTAATACTAATGATAGAGAAGGTAATGAGTATATTTTAATTGGTGGACATAAAAGAAGTACAATTGCTTTACAGATGGGAGTTGAACCAATAAAAGTTTGGTATATTGATTTAACAAAATGAACCTACAAGAAAACATATTAAGGATTAAACAAGTGATGGGTTTGAAAGAAACAATCGATGTTCCATCAGATTCTTATGTAATGATGAATATAAAGAATTTCCCAAAATACAAAAAGGAAATATCTAATATATTACAATACAAATTACAATCATCCGAAGGAGATTTTGTTAAATTCAAAAATTCTGTAGTAGTTAGTCGAGATTCTTTTGTGAACACACCAATATTATCCAAAGACTTACAAAATTTGGATAACAAATATTTGAACTATATGATTTCAAATGGCTCAAAACAATTCAATTCCATGTTATATTCGATATTTTCAGATTATTATGGTATTGAAAAAAAACAAAAACCAAAATCTGAAGTTGTGAATTGTAATTCATCAGATTTCAAAATAATTGGGCCTTTAGTTGCGCAAGACCAAAAATCGTTAATGAGTTATTGGGTTAGTCAGAAAGGTGGAAAGGTTTATAAAATTGTTTTACCCGAAGAATGTGCAAGTCAACTTGATGTTAAAGATAAAACAACATATGTAACAGTTGAGCCAACAGAAAATAGAGTTCACTTTCCAAAAGGTGTTCCTGAAAAATTGAGGGGAAAAAAGTTGGGAACTTTAATTTATTTGGCAATGATTAGGAAACTTGGTTATATTACAAGTAGCATGGGAAGTTCCTCAGAAATAAAAATGATATATCAGGATTTATTATCTAACCCCGAATATAGTTTAATGTCAATCTTATTACAAAAACAAGTTATGGTCATGGATAAAAACATCGCAGGTGATGTTAAAAAGATATTTAACGATTTTGTTAAAAACAAATATACTGATAAAAAATCCGTAAGAATATCTCCTGAATTAAAAGAGAAGTTAGGAGATGATTTTATAAATTGGTATGATAGTTTAGAGGAGTCACCTGAAGTGGGTATTGAGCAAAAAATAAAAAAATATGAAGGAGAAGAACCCAAAGGTGGGGATACTGTTGTTGATACATCTACAGGAAAAATTTATTCATATTATGGGGATTGGGAATTTGAGGGAAAGAAAAGATTCCAAGTAGGAAATGAAAAGTTTGAGAAGATGGAATTGCCGATAAAAGATAAACAGAGATTCAAAGTCATTCACAGAAGTGAAAAATAATATGAACCTACAAGAGAATATACAGAGAATTAGACAAATAATGGAAATTAATGACTTGGACCTCAATGAAGTTTCTGATGAAGGTTATGAATTAATTAAAGAAAAATATTCCGATTCAAAATTAATAATGACCAATAGGGGTTCAATCACCATAAACGCGGAAAAACAAAAAAAATATATCGGATTTAAACCAAGGGGATTGTGGTACGGAATTGGAACATCTTGGATTGATTGGGTTAGAAGTGAAATGTCCGAATGGGAAGATGAACACGTTTTTAAAATTGATGTAAATGAATCCGAAATGTTGATGATTCATACATTGGAAGACTTGCATTCATTTACCAACAAATATGGGGGAGGTGATGGACTTATTCATTGGGATGTGGTTGCAAATGAATATGGTGGAATTGAGATATCACCATATATGTGGCCAGCCAGAATGGATAGAAGAACATCGTGGTACTATTCATGGGATGTTGCATCAGGATGTATATGGAACAAAGAGGTCGTAACAAATATCGAAAAGATTGTGTAATGATAATCGGAAGAAATCCGAATTAAAGTGTAATATATGGCACTATTTGTAAAATAATGTGTCATAAAACGGATAATATCCGAATTAAAGTGTATTATATTACACATTATTATATCTAAATACATATAGTTGGTTTGGGTAGACACCATTATATGTTTTTACATATTATGATTGGTTCCAACCATAACCTTTTTATCGTAATACAAAATACATATCCATGCACAGATATTTTCTTTATATTTCCATCTGGTTGTATTATAATCCATAATTTTCCACCTTCTCCCACTTTTTAACACCGCACTCGGGAATTGTCCTGTGTGTGAATCAAGATATAGTTTTATATTTTTTCAAAAAGTATAAGGGTTATAAATAAAAACCCCCGTCGTATGACAGGGGAGTTGTATATATATATATTTATATATCTAAGATTCTTCCTTAGGTATGATACGATATTTCCCTACTCTTACCCCGAGTTTCTCAAACTTATTTAATACCTGTAAAAAACTCGACGTATCCCTGAGTGGATTGTCCTGATTGGGGGGGTGACCGTACTGCAACAGTTCACTCAGTGCGGTTTTTTTCAACACAATACCTATTTCTATGCTGACCCCTAATTTATTTTCATTAAAATAACCCTCATGGGTATCTTCAAAATAAACTGTGGGATTTAGTTCATGAAGTATTACATAGTCTTTGTGAGAGTTTGTTATGTTGTAACCGAAAATTTTGCCGCCGACTCTCCAGTCGGCCACGATACCATATATTTTGACTGGGACCAAACTATAGGGTACATTAACCCGAGCCGCTGGAGATGAAATGAATCCAGAACGCGACGCCAGCCGACTTTCCACCACAATGGTCCCCTTTTTTAATGCCTCAAAAACAATCTTTGCGCGTTTCTTTTTTCTTTCAGGTAATACATCCACTTTTTCATTATTCTGAATTATGGGGAATAATCTTGTATTTAGAGCCTCTAAATGTTCGTTCTCAATAAAGTTGAAGATTTGTGATAGCTTATCCGACAAAGATATCTTCGCAATGGACACCTCCTCATATGAGAATAAATTTTTCATATGGGTATCCATGTACATTTGAACATCAAATCTGGCTTCGCCATAGTTGTAATACAATTCCATTAGACGAACATAAAATTGTGTGAACACCCCCTCTCTCCCTCCACCTTCATCTCTCCTCCCCCCCTTCTCTCCCAATAAAATCATCTCATTGGTGGGTTGATATAAGTGGGAGGGAGTTTTTAAAAGATATTCACGATACTTATCACACCTTTCTTTAAACTCCGAATCTCCTAATACAACATTTATTGCGGTGTCCGCGAAGGTTTTATAACAATCATATAGCCAACCTAAATTTGGTTTTTTTAGGGTCACCCTTAATATGATGGAAAATCCATTACCAAGGGTTTGATGAATTGGGTCAATTTTGTTTTGGAGGACAACTTCGTATGAGAAGTTTTCATTTCCAAAAACTTTTTTGTCAAAATTGGCGGAGAGAATATCAAATACCTTACCCCCGAAGATATCCCAAAGTGAGACATCGGAAAATTCTTCCTCCTTTATTATGTCATACATCCTTAATGTCATACATGTGTGGTTTCGTATTACATATAAATATTTTATGTGCCAAACTAAATTTATAAATCTCTTCTAGATAATTTTACTTATTTTGAACTATTCCGCCAAACTAAATCGGATTCAGGTCCCCATTGTGGGGGTAAATGAAAAGACCCACAGATGTTAGTCCGCGGGTCTTGGAAATACCCCACTCCGACAAGGTTTAGTGAGGCAAATACCCCACTTCCTCCCGTAGGGTGCACAGGTGGCGGAGCAACTGCAGGTACCCGTACAGCGCTGCACTTCCTCCCGTAGGGTGAGGTAATGAAGTCTAACTCAACTGATTACGCAGTGAGTAAACTCTTACGAAACGCATAAGCCTTCTTCTTGGATGAGAAGTTTTGGCTGTGGCGGATTCCGTCAACACTTACTCGTACACGGTAACTGCAACCGTCGAAGTAGATGTTGTTCGACACAGGTACATAGGTCGTAACCGGTGTACGTTTTGTCGACTTGTTTGTTGTGATTTTTTTGCTTGCCATATCGAATATAGGTTTAATATATAAAATATAACAATAAAATCCCACATTTCCAAATCACGCGGAAAATATTTAAAAGAACTTGGCCAAACTAAATTGGCATCTCCTCCTCGTCTCTTGGTCCCTGAGGTACCCCTTGCCAAACTAAATCACCAGTAACTCATCTCCGATTTTCCATCTCATCATAGAAAGTTTGCACGTCCGTAGCCTCGTGGAAGCTATTGAAGAGTTGTTCGAATAGGTTCTGCTCAAGCTCTGTCTCAAATGATGACACCATTCTAAGGTACACCTCCGACTTTGCAGTTTCATATGGAATTGGAATCAAGCTCTTCAGACGCATCTGATTCAGATAGTCCTGAAATACGTGTAAATATTTCTCGGGGTCTACCTTGGTGTTATCATGTTTCATAACACATATCTTATTCTTGTTGACTGTTTTCTTTTTCATCTTATTTAGGTTTCTCCCTTTCTTCCAATCGTAGTAAATATCTGGCAAACATCTTTGCTGCTATGGCCAACCTCTGTGGTTTGAAATGATACTTCTTATCAAGTCTAGCCATTGCTATTCTCATAAACTGTTCTTGAATATGTGGTTCTACTAGTATCACTATTTTTTTTTACATATTTTTAATTTTACTTCCATTCCCTGTTTGTCCACATACATTAGTACTTCTTTGGGTTTATCTGTGATATCATACCCCCGCAGGGTTAATGCAAGCGCCCCATTTACAATCTCCACCTCACCGAGTGACACCTCATCAAGGTTGAAGTCATCATATAGGTGTCCCAATAGGATTTTCGAATCGATAGATGGGTGCTTCTCAAGAGTCTCAAGAATCCACTTATACAACGTTCTTTTGTCTATGGTGGCGGTCATATGTTATAGTTATAGATGTCGTAATCCCGGATGTTCAGTTCCTTTCTCCACTCATGTGCAGCATTACTTAGGAAGTTCTTCACCTCATAACCATTGCTTATAGCATATAAAACCAATACAGGTTTGTACTGCTCTGAAGTTATAACACGTACAATTGATAGACCGAATAGACGCATCCATAATGGTTCATCCACCATGATGGATTTAATCCTGAAGTACCGCACCTCTTGCTGTGAGACGTTGAAGACACCACGCTTTTCTTCTATGCTTTTGATTTGTGCTTTATAAGTCCACATGTCAACCTCAAAGTACTTATAAATTGCAATAACCAATGCTACACCACCTAGCTGTAGGTTTATGGCACCCGCTATTACAGGTAGTATGAACCATCCAATATTAATCCATTGCGATGGTTTTATGGTAAACACCTCTTCATTTTCCTCGGCATCTGTCATAATAAACCAAATTTAAATTCGGGGATGCCTGTTTGTAACGACTTGTCGCAAGCTCCGCTTTTTAGTTGTTTTAACAAGACCCTCGAATTCAGTTAATTCAATAAGATATACTTTGGTTCTATCACCAAAGACCCCTTCCATCCATTGTTGGTAGATGAGCCCACCGATATCTTTGTTGAGTATCCACATATGGGTACTATCTTTTGTCATGATGGCAACATTAGATTTTTGAATCAAAGAAGTATGGGACTGGCATGACACGGCCAATCCCAATACCACTACACCTATTAAAAAGAAAACAGATTTCATCATACTATATATTTGTTTTTAAATTTTTATATTCAGGGTTCTTGTAGAAATCGAAATCAATTACTTCTTCTTCCTCTACTTGGAAATCAACACACAACCCAACGATTTTCTTACCTTTCTTGGCAACATAAAGTCCGTAACAACCATCACCAATACCTGAAGATGTAACAACACCCTCGTCATACACACCCCAATTTTCTTTACCAAGGGTTCTTGAACACATTGAGTGGTACCATCTCTCACCTGTTTCTTTATGGGAACCCATCTCACTCCAAGGTGACTGTCCAAAGAAAGATATGTCCCCATCCCCATAACCGATTCGTTCCACAATAGAATCATTTCTATAGGAGTCACTTGAGAAGATACCACATTGACCTGAATCAACACCGATTTCTGTGGAGTACCCTTCCCATTGTAATACATCGTTAAGATGATTCTCGTGTACTATAAGTAGCATAGAACACCGCACACCCCAATCATCGAGGTCTACCTTTTTTACGAAACTGTCATACAAACCAGGTTTGACTCCATCCACAACGGACTGGCACCAAGTTGGGATTGTGTAACAGGGGTCGGATACTACGACCTGCTGTCCAAGTTTGATTTTACTCATTGTTTTTGTTTTATTGTTACATCAAATGTAATACTTTTTACTAGAATATTCCAAATTTTATTAGAATATTTTTTTTGCCAGACTAAATAATCTCCACCTTCTGGTTTCGATTCTTGAAGTAGAAGTAGTATGGACACCAAACCCATACATAGGACCACAGGGATTTGACAGAACAATGCTGCTTGGGAGCTCTAGAAATTTCCTGCTAACCATGGTTTGACCCTAAGTAGGTTATACTCAATCTCGGAATCCATTGCTTGACCAAGCTTTTCTTTGGCTTTAACAACAAAATCTTTATTGTTCATTAGGATGTCCACCCCCTTTTCCATTGCTTCAGGGTAGAATTCAATCTTGTCCACGATTACACGGACATCTTTTGCTTTCTTATCGCTTCGGTAGAAAGGACTTCTTGCGTAGATGTATTCCCGTACCAGGGAAAGCTTGATATCATCAAGGTCCTCACGTATGCGCATTTGCATGATAATCTCCTCAAGTGATGCAAGTTGCTCGAATATCGACTTATGCTTGTTAATTAACTTAGAGTAGTCGTCAGTTAATTCGTTTGCATCTTTGGAATACTTGTTTTTGTTACCACTGTTGATGAATTGTTGATAAGAGCTAATTTCCTTGGAGGTACCAACAATATTGGTAAAAACTCCTTCAATTGTTTTGTTTACACGTCCCATTTCAAAATTTTAAATTGGCTAATCTAAATCGGGGGATTAGCCATTCCCCGTTAAAATCTTCTTGAAAAATCTGCCAAACAAATTCGAACCAGTCGACTGTTCCTGAGGTAATCTTGATTCATGATATTCATTGGCAAAATCTATTGCTTCATCTATCTTGATTCTCTCTATAATAGATGATGCATAATAAAGGCTTGAAACCTTTAGTTCTTTTTTCCATTCATCATGTGGCAATGGTTCCTGAGGGACTGCCACAGATTGGTAGTAGGGCTTATTCATTTTCTTCAACGTTAGGTTTCTTTTGTGTTTTCTTGTAAGTATTCTTCATAAATTCTCCTCACTTCCTTTTTTTCCTCATCATTAAGGAATGGATACCTGTCGGCGATATTCTCGGGTTTGACCTCGTTTTCCATATCGTACTCGAAATTGTTTTCTATCTCACTCCAAAATTGTTCCTCATCCAAGTAGTATAATCCTTCTGTGTAATTATAATCCTCTTGTAATGTAATACCCTGCGGATTGAATTCCATCTTACCAGCGAAGTCGCAACCAGGTTCAAAATATGTAATGGTGGCACTCGTATTGTACATCTTACACAAGTTCTCAAGGAAGCTCACAGGTGGTGACCACGCTGTATCACAATTAAATGATATGGTGTCATCTGTAATATCAAACATCCCTTCATAGACATCTATGTCCCACTTACATCCATACCAATCGGTATTGGCAGTGTACCAACCACCATCTTCATATTTTTCTTTAGTGACTTGGGGATTTCGTCCAATTAAAGTTTGGAACAAACCAGGCACTTCTTTAGTGGCTTCGGAGGGAGCTGATTTTTTAATTAGAGTATCTATGACCCTACTTAAAGTTGCAATTCTCTTTTTGTCACCTGTTATGATAATCGTATTTGAGCACCAGTTTGACATTTCTTCTAAATTTTATGTGATACAAAGGTATAAAAAAAATACCAGTATTCCTAATGATATTCCAATTATTTATTTTTACCACGCAGCACAAATATACAACACATATTTACATAGCCCAAATTTTTTTGAAACTTTTTGGCCAAACTAAATCAAGTGGCGCAACAACATCTTCTTGGATTTTAGATATGGGAATGTAAGCCTCTTCCTCCAGCTGGGTCTATGAACTCATCATCGTCATCTATGGTGTAGTGTCCATTATCAAGTTCATCTAAAATGTGGGCAATCTCGTAGATATCCAGTTCGGACAAGTTAATTTCAACATCGTCCCCGAAACTTGTTCCGATAACAACACCATCAGGTAGTATTTCACGAACGGCATATTGAACCCTTATATCATCATCAAGATATGTATCGTTTTCCATCACATACACGGCAAATGTATTACGGAATGTAATCGTCTTTTTTAAGGTTGAACACTTCTCTCTGACTTTGTCAATCATTTCAGATTGAATGTCTTGTAACTTTTCTTTGTGTGTCATATAATTTAGAATTTGGTAACAAATAGTTTGTAATCAACCGTCCCTATCTCAATAAAGTTTAGTCCATCGGCATCCCTATCATTATCATTGTAAACCCAATGAGGTTTTACTCTTGGATTATATTTTAATGTGGAACACATCTTATATGTGTCATATGGTTCAAAGTCCGTAGTTTTTATTTGGATACCATCACAGAGTATCCAAGCACATACAGTTTTATGTTGGCCGTTTAATATCTTCTCGGCGGTCTTTCTATTATTCTTTAGGGTACAACCCATCATAACGAGTTGTGTATCTGTCGGTTTGTGATACGCAACAACTCCATTAGGATACTGAACCTTCCATTTAAGGTAGTTAGGTCCTCGACCGAGATTGAAACGGACTTTTATTCTTTTTGACATAGTATAAGTTTTGGCCAAACAAAATCCTCTGGCTTGCGCCAGAGGAGAACCAGATTAATCTTCAAATAGGGTAAACTCTATTTCTTGGTAGTCCATAGTTCCAGTAACCATTCTTGGATTTTCCTTTTCTACGGAGATAACATCACGAGCCCACGAACCAACAATCTCATTCTTATCATCACCTCTAAAATCTCCACCACCTAGACCGTTACCCTCACAAGTTAAAAGAGGTAAGGGGTGTATAGCCCAACCATTAACATTCGGCACCTTCGACTTATCCACAAATAGTTTTTTCGTGTGATTTACAATGAAGTTGTAATCTTTTGTTCTACTAACCTTTGGTTGTATTTTTTTATCTGAATGATAAAAATGGTTATTGTACTCATTATCACACAAAGAATATAGATTAATTTCAGTTTCGGGTTCGTTGGGGGCGTAATCACCAGCCCATACCACACGAGATTTATAGAACTGACCTCGGCGAGAGAGTTGTTTCTCGAAGGTTTGAACAAAATCGTTTCTTAACCAAGAGTGTTCCATTAGTTTAAGTCCACTATTGTAATCGTGTGAAATCATAAAGGCGTTAATCTGGTGTTGTCCGTTAATCGGTTCACCTAAAAAGATTGGTTTATAGTATTGTCCCATTGTTTTTTAGCACAAATATAATACATATAATTGTTGAAAACAAATAAATGTTTATTTATTTATTCTAATATAGACAAAAAAATAGCCAAACTAATTCCTTTATTGTCCCCAGCCTTTTACAAATACCCTTGTTGTATGACGCGAAAAAATATTTTTCAAAAAGTGCAAATTTTAGAGACTTGATACGTTTCCTTAATTAGGAGGGTTACATTATGACAACTTTTAGAATTACACTCAGGCTTACACTAAAGGAAATTAAAGAGGCGTATAGAGAACATTTTAATATTCCAAAGTCAGAGAAAGTTACAAAATATAATATTGCCATTTGGTTGGGTACTCTTGTCGAAGCTGACATTATGTAGCGTACAACGCAGATTCTGCGGCAAAGAAAAACCCCTATCATTTTTGATAGGGGCTTACCGAACAACTAATTATAAACCTATATTCTATTATTACTATAATACTCCTTCAATGGAATGACCCTTCTTGGTAAGGTTCTTTCCTTTACGCTCATAGTTGTTGTAACCTACAAGGAACATATCCTTTTTGGTGCCAATCAACATTGAACCCTCGAGTTTCATCCCACCATAGTTCACTTTAAGTTTCTTCATAAAATCGTTGAACGACCTTTCAAGCTGTACTCCTATTTTATCGGATGGTGGAACGGGTGCGTTTTCAATGTGGTAACGAGTACCCACACGAGAAAATTTAATGCTCACCATTTCTTTCTTTTTGAAGTAGGGAACACTTTCATTTAGACACTCACGAATTTGCTCAAGAGATTTCTTTAACGAAGTCGCGGTGCTCTTTCTTGGTTTACGAATCATATAATAGTTAATTTGTTAACAAGAGCAAAGGTAATAGAAATATTTCTAAAAACAATAAAATATTTTGTTTTTGTATAAGTTTGTTTAAAAAGAGTTAAACAACTGATAGTATGGGTGTTACAGATTGGCCAAACAAAATCTAAAGTTTGGTTAATTTCTAACCAAACTCGGACTCAGGACAAAAAATCTTGTAAATTTTGAGCATAAAAAAGGGGATAACCTTTCGGTCACCCCCATCATTAACCCAAATCACAAAAGTTAGAAACGAAGGTTAAGTTTTTCTTCGTTACGCCTTTTATAGTTATAGATGTCCTCAATCATTGTGGCGTATGACCTCTTATCACCACACAAATGGATTGAGCTCGGTCTAACTGTAACCTTGTGTAAAAACTCATCAAATTTGAACTCCTTTTTCTTTTCCATAATCGAAAGGATTGTACGAACAAAGTTTGATTTGTTGTAACCCTTTTCGAAATAAGGTTTAAGTTGGAGTATGTTATTGGCCCATGTTTCGGCTTTTTTAATATTGGCTACATCGAACTTACCATTTTTGAAACTTTCGGTACTTGGGTGTTTACCACCAGAGTTTTGTAGTAACATCATCCGTTCAGTTAAACTGAACATAGGATATTTGTCACCAAACTCTTTGAGAATTGTAAAGTTCTCGTTACCCATTTCGGAATATCCGTGGATATAATCACCCTTACGAACCATTTTCTTGTAATTGTTGTACTTCAAAAAGGCTTCAAAGATACTTTTCTTGTTGATTTTAACGTCTTCGTCAACAACGTAGTACAATCCAACACCAGCTTTAAGGGCGGCTAACCAACGGTGTTGTCCGTCAATTATCCAATACTTTCCGTCTTTGTCCTTAATGGTAATAACAATGGGTTCGGTAAAACGAAAACCATTTTTCTTCATATCCTCGGACATTTTACGGATATGATTTCTAGAGTTCACATCAATCGTTTCACGGTTGACGGAGTGAAGTTTGAACCAATTAAGGTTCGTAGTAAAAAGAATTTTCTTTTCTTTCATTGTTTTTGACTTTAAGATTTATAAATTAGTTATCGGTACAAAGATATAACCATTTTAACTAAAATCCAAATTTTTCTTCATATTTTTTTTAAAAATCTTTAAAATTGTTGTTTTTCAATGGGTTTATCCTTGATTTCAACACAAATGTAATACATAAGATACAAATATCCAAATTATTTCTAGTATTTTTTTTAAGAATGTGGTAAAATCATTTCTCGAAATTATTTCACCTGTCGTCCCATCTGAAAATTAGTTTGGCATAACGATTATACTTTTATACTTGGCTAAACAAAATCTTCGGATTTCTGAGCTGGGATTTCTCCAATCAGGAATTTTAGAATAAAAAAAGGGTGAAGAAAACCTTCACCCCTAACCAAACACAAACTACAACTATGAAGTGTGTAATCTATATATAAATGATATGAAAACTATTTCAACTTATCAAGTGTCTTTTCAATTAAATCAATTTGGGAGTTAAACCCCGTTTCAATTCCTTCTTGTGTAGTACAATCCCAACTTCCATCCAAGGCCATCTCGGCATCGGTTTTCAATGTCTTTAATAAATGTATTACTTCTTCCTTTATGTCCAATGTTCCTTTGACCATTGTTTGTGAGTACTCATTATTATAGTGGGAGTCACTACCTCGGTTCAGTATCTTACTTGTTATTACTTGGTGGGAACCTAATGGTTGCCAACCTAAATTAACGTGTTGGTTCACCTTCGAGACGAACTCATTCTTGTCGGTTGATGTGATGATATTATACTCCATTGGATAATTGATTGTTGGTTTTACAAATAGGACATACTTTTTCCTCATATTGTGTATGGTCTTGTGGATTGAATTGGTCATCAGTTACCACCACAATTAAATCATCATAGTGTCCAACCCAATGACAATTCAAACATTCAAGAACAAATTGATTGTTCCAACTCCTCCGTAGATTATGACTTTCCATTTGAATAAACTAGTTTACCATTATCAGTATAAAGTTCTTGTGTAGAACACCCATCGTTTTCCTCAACACTTAATTGTTCTTGTGTGTCGGTGAGTTCATCCCACGGAATACTATCGGTATCACCATTGTTTACCATATCCTTGGCTTTCTGCCAAGCTAATTCGTCGGATTCAGCCTCAACTTCGAAATGGGTTCTCATCCAAGTTGTTATTTTTTGGTCAAGATAGAAATCAAACTTTTCCATAGTTACCAAGTTTTAGGGTATTTTGCCAACACATTTTGAGGATACAATTCTCCGTTTCCGTTTCCAAGAACATCTTCCCACCAACGAACACCGATTGATATACGGGGAACTGAAAATTTCATAATGTCATCATCATGAATGTAAAAGAACACATCGTTTCTTCCACCCGTACCTGATATACCTGGTGTCGGTAATGTAGTTACTTCTTCAAGGTACTTCACACGAGAACCCATCTCTTTTTTAAAGAAATCCTCAAACTCCTTAATGTTCTCTTGACCAACAAGGGTGGCTTCCCATACACATAATTGATTGAACTTACTCATGACTTTTAATTTAGAGGGTTATGAATTGACAATAATCTACAAGGTCAGTTAAGTGGATACGACCATACTTCACGGAGGAATAGTAACCTTGTTTTTTGTAGTTCTCTTTCCAATTCTTAAAAGCTTCCATCATTTTCTTTCTACTTGGATAATAGTTCACACCTCTTTCTATTGTGAACCCGTCAGGGGATAGAATTTGATATCGTTTCTTTTTCATTTTATTTTGTTTTCAATGCTTTTTATAATTTTTCCAAGTACCATTTGGCGCCTTCATAATCTTTATCATAAATAATCTTTCCAATCTTCGTGCGAAAGCAACAAATTTCGCCGTAACATTCTTTATAATCGCCTTCCTTAGCCATTTTCCTTAATTTAGAAGCGGTAATGTTTTTGTAAAATTTTTCTCCTCTCCCAATTACTTCCGCTCGTAAATCTATCCAACCGTCATCGCTAACATCAAACCCTGGTTTACCAAGCCAATCCTTTTCAAATTTATCATTCATATCATCCATTAATTTATCTACAAATGTTACCATTTTTTCTAGGTCTTTCTTATTCAATTTTTCCCTGAAAAAATCTTCAATTCTTTCATTGTCGTGGTCGCTTTTCCAATCTGCTTCTTCAATAAGACGCCACATTTGGCTTTCAGTTTTCAAATTGTCAACTACACGATAGTTACGTTTTTCCAATTCTTTAATAAGTTGTTCATCAGTAAACGTTTTAAAATCTGTTTTTTTAATTTTACTTTTCATTTTATTTTGTTTTATAATACAAATATACAACTTATAATGTAATACATCCAAATTATTTTACAACTAAATAGCCAAACTAATTCCAGATTCGCGTTTCGGTTCTAGAAGCTCGGTATTTCTTCCTCGCCATACCTCTATTTGAAAGACCCAAGGGTCAGCCCTGAAATTCTTCATTGAGTTTTTCCATGGGTGGATTGGTTTCGGGAATCATAGACTCACCTAATGGTAACGCCTCCTCCTGTTTTTGTTTTGTGTCCGACTGCATCCCACAACCAGACAATATGTTTATTCCTTGTTTCAGAATATTTTTACTTGCGTTTAAATCTCTATCGTGATGTTCATTACAAGAAGGACAAGTCCATTCTCTAATAGAAAGATTTAAATCTTGGTTTATCCATCCACAATTAGAACAAGTTTTAGTAGATGCATAAAATTTATCAATTTTAACAAATGATTTATCATTCCATTTTGACTTATATTCTAACATTGTGTAGAACATATCTAAACCAACATCGGCTAAGGATTGAGCCAATTTATGATTTTTCATCATATTCTTAATTGACAAATCCTCTACAGATATAATGTCGTGGTTTTTGACAATTTCTGTTGATACTTTATGTAAGTAATCTTTTCTGATATTAGTTATTTTTTCGTGAACTAAAGATAATTTAATTTTTTGTTTTTGTCTGCTATTACTACCTTTTTGTTTTTTAGATAGTTGTCTTTGTTCATATTTTAGTTTTTTTAATTTGGTTTTAAGTGATTTGATATTTTTATAGGTTTTTCCATCTGAAAGTATTGCTAAATCTTTGATACCAGTATCAATACCAACACTTGAACTTGTTTTATCAAATGGTTTGTAATTGACTTTACAAGTTATACTAGCATAATATTTTCCTGTTGTTGATTTGGTAATTGTTGCAAACGATATTTCACCTTCTAATTCTCTATGTAATTTTATTTTAATTCCATCTTTAAATTTAGGAATTACAAGTTTGCCGTCTTTAACTAATACGTGTTGGGGTATCTTAAAACTTTGTATATCGTATTTTGACTTAAATACTGGAAACTTATTCCGTTTGCTGAAGAAATTTTTGTATGCTATATCTAAGTTTTTTAATGAGGCTTGTAATGATTGGGCATTCACTTCTTTTAACCAAACAAACTCCTCATCTTTTTTAAGTTCAGTTAAGGTTCTCTCATTATCGGAATAGTTAAGTGAAATTTTTTCATTAAGATATTTTTCTTTACGTTCATTCAAGAAGTGATTAAACACAAATCTACAATAACCAAAGTGTTTACTCAACAAGGGTTCTTGTTCCTTTGTCGGGTAAATTCGATACTTGTATGACTTGTGTATTAACTTCATTTAAATTTGTTTTTTCTATTCATTAGTTTCACTAACTCTTTTACTTTAAGCTTAAGGATTTTGTATTCAGGGTGGTCTTCTACGCACGCATACTTAACCTTTTTTGTTTTCTTTTTCATTTGTTTTTATTTTAAATTGAATTTTTGTTTTGGTTTTAATCATAACATATTGAATCGGTACCCAGCATCTCATCGCAGCGTATAATCTGTAATATCCATCAATCACATTGAAGTTTTCATCAACAATAATATAACTACTCCACAACCAACCGTGTTTTTTTATACTTTTACACATTCTCTCAATTTCTTTTGGTATCATTCTATTTGCTCTCCACGCATCAACTTTGAATAATGTATAATCGTTAGTCCTAAAAATTTTAATTTCCATTTTGTTTTATTTTTAATCAAATAAATCATCTGACATACTAACCTCTTTAACTTTAATTCTATTATCGGTTACCTTTACGCCAATCTTAAACTCACCCTGGTTGTCTCCTTCAACCTCAACCGTACCATTCATAATGAATCCCAACGGTCTAAAAATGTACTTAACTATATCTCTAACCTTCTCTTCAATACCTTCATCGGAAGAATCGTTTTCCCCATACCAACCATACATAATAAATTCACTTCCTCGTTTATTTCTAGTAAAACCGAAATCATCATCGTCGCTATTTAATGTGATGTTATCTAACATTTCGTACAAATTCTTTACGTAGCGGTTATCTTTTTTATATCTATTAAAAAGTGGTTTTACTAATTTTTCAAACTCTTGTGGGATTGTACTACACAAGAGTTCAAGTTCTTTTTCGGTTTTTTTAATTTCTTTTTTCTTTATCTGTTTGTGACCAAAATCAGCACGGTTAGAATACCGTTTATTATAACGGAAATAGTATTTACCGAAACTGTTTTCAAAGTCCCCATGGTAAACTCCTTTAGATTTGTAGGTTCTCCAATTTGCAAAGGGTAACTCGTACACTACCGATTCTAATAACAATAATTCGATGTCAGTAAAACTTTCACCTGACTTTTTTTCGATTTTGAAATTGTAATTAACTCGTCCCATTTTGTTTTATTTTAGAAATACAAATATACAAGTATAATTGTTATACACCAAATTTATTTTATTGTTGGATGGTAACTATTCTTCTGGCTGAAATGGTAAGTATTTTGAACCAGGTACATATTCTTTGTGAATAAGAATGTTATAGTCCTTAGACCATTTATTAAAAATTTTAAGTAGGTCATTGGATTTTATGGTTTCCGTCAAAAATTGTCTTTTACCAGTATCACGAATATGGTCATAAACCTCATATCCATATCTTACAACA